CCCAGCAAGAGGCTAAACATAATGCCACGGCTTGGCAGAACCAAGAGCGTGCGCTACGAGCCGCCATCGTTGCCAAGCAATTCAACGTAGATAAGACTGGGACACAGAAAATAGACTTGGAAAACGGGCGTACTCTCAAAGCTGTCATCATACACAATATGTCTTTACCCAAACGTCCCGAAATTGACGCATGTATAAAGAAGATGGATCAAGCCGTAGCCGGTCGCTTGTTCAAATGGAAAGCCGAACTATCTGTATCCGAATACAAAAAGCTTGACGAAAAACAACGCAAGATCGTAAACACCATCATTACTACCAAGCCCGGGTCGCACACTTTAGAGGTTGTTGAGCCTAAGGTAGACGAAGTCTTACCAGAGATCGTATAATGAATTACAGATCACGCTGTATAGATATCCGCAAACATACTGACAACGCTAATTTGGTAATGACTATCGCAGACGCTATTAGTGCTATACATGTTCTCGACGATGACTTGAACATCGTCTACATACGCTGCACTTATGCGCAAGAGACAGCTATATACCGATACATACAACGTGCGCCTAACGTGATGAGGGCGCAGCATCCAGACGGTGTTGGTACCGTATTCGGTATCCCACTAGCACCACAATAAAGGAGAAAATATGCAACTGCAATCATGTTATCAAATGGCCGCCACGGCGGGTGTCAAAGCACTTATTTATGGTGCAGCAGGGGCGGGTAAGACTCGACTCTGTGCTACGGCCCCGGCCCCTGTCATCCTGTCCGTTGAAAGCGGGCTGTTGACCTTGAAAAAGGTCATCGCGGATATCCGTATTCAGACAGGCAACCCGGCGTTTGATATACCTGTCTACGAGATCACGTCGGTGGCGGATCTGATGGACGCGTATAACATGTTTGCCTCTAACTCGCAAGACGTCGCCTTCTGTCAAACAGTGTGTCTCGATTCTATCTCTGAGATCGCCGAGCTTGTTCTAAAGGAAGAGCTTGGTAAAACGTCACACGGTCAGCAGGCCTACGGTAAGTACAACACAGCCTTGGCTGAGATCCTACGGGCGTTCCGTGGTCTTCAAGGTCGGCATGTGTACTTTTCCGCTAAGGATGTGCACGTCAAAGACGAAACCACAGGGTTGATAACGACGCGCCCACACGTACCGGGTAAAGTTATGCTCAACGACCTACCGTTCTTTTTTGATGAGGTCTTTTATCTGCACACCATAACTGACCCAAAAGGGGTAGAGTATCGCGCCCTACGGACGTCTGGTAATGCCAACATCACCGCTAAGGATCGAGGCGGATACTTAGACCCCATCGAACCACACGCAGATCTAACGTATTTATTCGGGAAAATCCTACAACCATAACTCGAAGGAGAGTAAAGCATGGACCCAAACCAACCCTATATTTTTGATGCGACGACAGTCGACCCGGCGTCGAGCGCCAAACCTGTACCTACCGGTAAGTACCCCGTACTTATCGCTAAAGGTGAGGTCAAAACAAACGAAGGTACCGGCAACAAACGCCTGTCTTTTGAGCTTATCATCCAGTCGGGTGATATGGCCGGACGTAAGTTGTACCCCGGTTTCAACCTGTGGCACAAATCTGCCCAAACGGCCGACATCGCACAACGCGAGCTATCCGCCTTGTGCCATTCTGTGGGCGTGTTCAAAGTCAATGTTGACAACGGATGTCCTGAACTGTGGCAACAACAGCTTATGGTTGATGTCAAGGAAGAGATCGGTGGTGATGGTAAAACTCGTAGCCAGGTAAAAGGTTACTTGGATATGCAAGGCAACCCTGTTGCTAAGGGCGCGGCTCCTGCTGCTGCTGGGCAAGCAGCTCCGGTAGCTCAAGTCGCTGCACCATTGGCCGCACCTGCTCCAATTGCTGCGCCTCCTGCTTTAGCGGCACCTGCGCCTGCTCCGGCACCCGTCGCGCCCATTGCGGCACCTGCACCGGCACCAGCAGCACCAACCCCGCCGCCTCCTGCCGCTGCGCCAGCACCTGCACCTGCCCCCGAAGCCGGTGTACCGCCTGTAGCCGCGCCGTGGTCTGGACAACCTGCAGGAACCGTACCGCCGGCCCCAGTCGCAAACTGGAATGCTTAGGCTCTGAGAGAAGAAAACTAGGGGGTCGTCTCTGGGTATAGCCTCCGTGCGTGAACACGGCCTTCTATATTCGGGTACGGCCCCTGTACCTAAAGGAAAGTATGACACACTCAATCGATACCCGTGAGGGACGAAATAAGCTTGCTGACGCCCTCTTAGCGTCCATTGATACATTCTGTCAAGAGAAGTATGGCGATGGGCATAGGAACCACCTAGGGGCCTCTCTGATAGGTAAGGAGTGCTCACGTTACCTGTGGTATGTATTTCGGTGGTGCAAAGCCCCTAAATTAACAGGTCAACAGCTCCGTTTGTTCAATCGTGGGCACCTAGAAGAGATCCGTTTCGTTGAATGGCTGCGCGGCATTGGCTGCGGAGTATCAGAATTTCAGGCAGACGGGGTAACTCAACACAGGATAAGCGGTGTGAACGGCCACTTCGGCGGAGGACTTGACGGGTTTATAACGTTACCCCCACACTTAGGTGGCTTTGAGATGTTGCTGGCTGAGTTCAAAACTAGCAATGACAAGCGGTTCAAGGTACTGGCTTCAAGTGGCGTCGCTGCTGCCTGCCCGGAACACTTCCAGCAAATGAGCACCTACGGCGTCGGCTACCATGTCAAGTACGCCATATACATCTGCATCAATAAGAACACCGACGAACTGTACGTAGAGATTTGCGCGCTTGATTGGGAGTTGGGGGCCGACAGCCACCGCAAAGCCGAAGACATTATCTTAGCTGAAACAGCACCTATGAAAATATCAGCCGACCCTACCTTCTATAAATGCAAGTGGTGCGATATGCATTCCATTTGCCATGAGGAAGCGCCGGTCGAGCGTAACTGTAGGTCATGCGCCGACTGTAAGCCCAGCCACGACGGGCAATGGTGGTGCGACCAGCATCAACAGATTTTAGAGAAAGACTTTCTTCCGAAGAGCTGCGACAAGTATAGGCCGATCGCGTGAAGGGCGATTGGTACCCAAGCTACACGACTGTGCGTAAATCATTGTGCCATCTTTGCAGGATTAAGCACCCTAGGACTTACGCGCACGGATGGCTTTACCTAAAACCACAGGGGGCACTTATAAGAGGTTACTGCCCCAAGTGCCAACCTAAGGTTGGTATGCGGCCGTGAAGGATTACTACTTCCAAAAGGAAGCCATCCATAGCATCTACGATTATTTTAGCAGCGGGAAAACAGGTAACCCGCTCATCGCATTGCCCACAGGTACGGGGAAAAGCCATGTCCAGTCTGGATTTATACACGGCGTTTTGCAACAGTGGCCATCACAACGCTTTCTTTGCATGGCTCATGTAAAAGAGTTGGTCGAGCAGAACGCATCCAAGCTCCTTCAGGCGTGGCCCTCGGCACCTGTGGGCATCTACTCCGCAGGTCTCAAGCGTAAGGACTACATGGACGCTGTTATCTTCGGTGGGATTGCCAGTGTCAAAAACAAAGTAGAACGTTTCGGGCACCGTGACATTATCTTTATAGACGAAGCGCACTTGGTCAGCCCTGAAGGGGAGACCGCCTACCGTAAAGTAATCGACACACTCAAAGGTATCAATCCACACTTGAAGGTGATAGGGCTCACTGCTACACCGTACCGCCTCGGGCATGGTAAACTTTTCAATGAAGGTACCATCCTTGATGATGAGTCTAACCTGTTTACTGATCTTATATATAACAAGACCGACCGTGAAGGGTTCGCCAGACTCATCGCCGAAGGTTACCTATGCCCGCTCATTCCTAAAAAGACATCGACCGAACTTGATCTATCTTCCGTTGGTATAGCTAACGGTGACTTCAAAGCGGGGGAGTTACAAGCCGCCGTTGATCGTAATGACGTAACGTTCAAAGCATTACAAGAGCTGTGCACGTCGGGTACCGATCGGCGATCATGGCTTATTTTTGCGACCGGCGTAAAGCATTCCGAACACATTGCAGAGATGCTTCAAAGCTTCGGTATCCCTACTGCTGCTGTCCACTCTAAGCTTGGTAATCAGGAACGCACCATGCGTATCAAGGATTTCAAAGCCGGAAAACTGCGGTGCCTGGTCAACAACAATGTTCTTACCACAGGGTTTGACCACCCGCCGGTTGATCTTATTGGTATGCTCAGGCCCACAATAAGTCCAGGCCTTTGGGTACAAATGGCGGGGCGTGGTACACGTATGTCTCCGGGCAAAGAAAACTGTTTACTGCTTGACTACGCCGGTAACACTGCCCGCCTCGGCCCGATCGACGATCCGTGTATACCTAAGAAGAGGGGTAAGGGCGGCGGCGACGCTCCGGTAAAGGTGTGCAATGAGTGCGGGACATACAACCACATCAGCGCCCGCGAATGTATCCTATGTGAACACCCGTTCCCTGTCCTTGAGAAGATAAAGAGCACCGCCAGCGTCACAGCAGTTATGGCGACCGAGACACCCGTGGTCACGCCGCACACTGTAAGTAGCGTTGTTTATCACGCGCACACGCCAAAGAACGGCAGCACATTATCAATGCGTGTTACGTACTACTGTGATGGCGGCTTGAACTCTTTCCGCGAATGGATCCACTTTGAATCCGAACGCCTACCGTTACACAAAGCCCGTGAGTGGTGGCGCGAAAGATTCGTACCAGAAAACGGCCAGCCTGTGCTTGTACCGGCGACGGTTGTAAATGCCCTTGAACAAACCGCCCAACTACGTGTACCAAAAGTGGTGCGCGTATGGGAAAACAAAAAATATCCAGAGATTATTAGCCATGACTTTTAGGAGATACCATGAGTAAAATGACACCAGAAGAGATAGAAACATACGGCGGAGAATTGACCGACGGTATGATTGACGTCCCGCCTGTGAAGAAGCCGGAGCCAGAAAATAAACCCGCCGCACCAAAGAAGCCGAAGAAGGTGGAAGCGCAGTTGCTCACAGCAATGAAGTTTATCAAACCGGCGGTGCTAAAGAAAGGTGAGGACGAGCACACGTATGTAAGACTGCATAACGGCTATGCCGTAGGCTTCAACCGCACCTTGGCTGCCGGGTACCCAATCTTGGAAACGGAGCTCAGTATCTGCGCCCATGCCGATACCCTGACCAATGCGCTTAAAGACTTTACCGACGGCGATACGGTCACGCAGGTTGATGTCAACACGCTTCAACTTACTGTGGGCGACCTAGCTATAGACATCCCGAGTCTCGCGGTGTCAGGCTTCCAACCCGTAGCGGAGGATCCCAACGTCGGCGCTGTTGATGATAATTTGAAAGCTGGTTTCAAAATCCTTGAAAAGCTGATCAAAGCATCGGGCGACAGTATCATGGTTAGCAGTCTAAAGCTAGGCGCTGGTGTGATGTCGGTGTGCGATAAGGAAATGTTTATCCAATTCCACCATGGGTGTGTTGTACCGCCTGTCATCTTACCTAAGGTGTTCGTCGCAGCAGTGGCCAAGGTCAAGCAACCTATCGTAGGTGTCGGACTTGGGCAGCACAGTTTCACGATCCACTTTGAGAATGGCGCATGGATACGCTCGCAGTTCTGGCAAGACGGTTGGCCTGAAGAGTCCGACATATTCCCACCTAAAGCTCCTGAAAATATGCAGGACGTTCCCGACAACTTCTTTGCCCGCCTCAAAAAACACCTACCATTTTGCGACACCTCCAGGGTGTACTTCGGTCCTGGTTGGATGGGATCTAAGCCCACAAAAGATGAGGGCGCCCGCGTCGCTGTCAAAGGCCTAGAAGGTCCAGACGAATTCGTTGCACTGAACGGTAAGAGCGTTATGTTTCTGTCCGGTGAGATTGATCGTATGATCATCGACAAGGACAGGCCATCTTTGTTTTACGGCGAACGTATGCGGGCAGCAATTTACCCAATCAAAGACGCCTGATGTTCTTCGATAACGAATCACTCGCGCCACGTAAAGGTGCAGTCCTAAAGGAACTCCCCCCGGTACCCCACACCGGTTGGGAACGTCCTAAATCTTTTCCTAATCTTGTGGGCAATGTAAGGGCGGTGGCATTTGATGTCGAAACTAGGGAGCCAGATTTCGACTTTGGTCCGGGATGGTCTCGGGGAGTTGGCAATATTGTTGGTTTTAGTGTTGGTGTTGTTGGTTTTGACGGCGCTCGCGGTAGCTGGTATTTTCCTGTTCGCCATGAACTTGGGCAGCAGCATAATATACTACCTGAAGCAGCCTTTTCGTGGCTTAAGGAAGTCTTAGAAACGCCGACTGTCCCTAAGATCGGAGCCAACCTCATCTATGATATTGGCTGGCTTGCCGAAGAGGGTATCGAAGTGCAAGGCGAGCTCCACGACGTGCAGTTTGCAGAGGCTCTTCTTACCGAGAACTCGCCCACAAATCTGGAGCACCTTGGGCAGAAGTATTGCGACGAGGGTAAAGAAAGCTCCGTGCTGTATGACTGGTGCGCCAAGGCTTACGGCGGTACACCGGGACAAAAGCAGCGGTCCAACATCTATCGAGCTCCCCCTGAACTTGTGGGCTTCTATGCTGAAAGCGATGTTGATCTGCCGATCGACATCATTGAAAAGCAGTTCCCTATCCTTCGAGAGGAAGGGCTACTTGATCTCTACCGTATGGAATGCGATCTAATACCTATGCTGGTGGCCATGCGTCGCACCGGTGTACGTGTTGATCTGGATAAGGCCGAGCAATTGCATGGTGAACTATCAGTAGACGTGCAACGTATGAAAGAGAAGTTCTGGACGCAGGTTGGTTTTGAAGCCAGCGTCGATGCACCTACCGACCTCGGTAAAGTGTTCGATAAATTCGGACTATCCTATCCGCTTACAAAACAAACAAAAATGCCGAGCTTCAAAGCCGACTGGTTGGAGGCTCACGAAAGCCCGATCGCTGAATCTATTCTAGAGATCAGACGCACCGAAAAGATCTGTAATACATTTCTAGAATCGTACATCCTCAAAAGCCATGTCAACGGACGTGTGCATTGCCAGTTCCACCCATTGCGGGCACGCACCGGTAGGGCGAGCTCATCAACCCCCAACCTCCAAAACATCCCTGTTCGCTCGGATCTTGGTAAACAAATGCGTAATATTTTTCTACCTGACGAGGGGCACGTGTGTTGGGAGTCGGCGGATTATTCTCAAATTGAGTATCGTATGCTGGCTCATTTTGCTGTAGGTCGAGGATCGGATGCCGTGCGAGAGCGATACCGCAACGACCCCGCAACAGACTACCACACCATGACCCAGGATCTTGTGTACGAAGTCACTGGTATGAAGATTGGCCGTAAGCCGATCAAAAGCGTAAACTTTGGGTTACTGTACGGTATGATGGAAGGCAAACTGGCGCGGCAGCTCGGTATTGTTAAGGAAGAATCTGGTCGGTTGTTTTCCGGTTACCACGCCGGTAACCCGTATGTTAAATCCACCATGAATTGGGCCAGCGGTATCGCCGAAAAGTTTGGGTACACGCAAACGATTCTGGGTCGCCGGCGTCGCTTCGATCTGTGGGAACCTTCCACAAACGGTATGAAAAAGAAAGACGATCGTGCTACACCATTACTGTATAACGCTGCGATCGCACAGTACGGATCTAAGATATGTAGAGCCATGACGTACATCGCGATCAACAGTATTTTACAAGGGTCGGCGGCCGACTACCTCAAAAAGGCTATGCTCGATTGCTGGAAGGCGGGCATCTTTGAAGTGACCGGCGTACCTAAACTACAGGTTCACGATGAACTAAATTTCAGCGTTATTGATCACTCGCCGGTACAGAACGAAGCGTACCGGGAGATGAAACACCGTATGGAAAACGCGTTACCTACGAAGGTTCCGATGCTTCTATCACGGGAGAGGGGACCGACTTGGGGATCAACCCGCCTGCCTGAATATTCTGAAGCATCAGACCAACCCCCTGTGCGAAATCCATTGTTTGTTGATTAGATTTTATGATAGCGGCGCCAGTTTCGGCGGTGCGATTGCGCGTCTCTTCCATGGCCTTTTGCAACCCGGCAATACCCTGGTTGTTCTCCATGAGCAACTTAGGTGTGATCGCCATGGCGCAGTAGCCGCTATTTATCCTCTCACCTGTGTTCGGGTCTTCACCGTTGAGACGCATATAGAGCATGCACTTATCCTGTAGGCATGGTTGCGGCTCGTGTTTTTTATTCTGAATGAAAGGGCAAACGTAATCCGACATGTACTCTCCTTTAGATAGATCAGTCCTTCACAGCAATGATCGTGTCTACGAATTGTACATTGATCGGTGTTGATGCGCCAGATAAAGTACCGCCGGCAGGATGGGTATGCCCGCCACCGCCACCTTGGGAAGCTGTCCCAATGGTCGCAGTAGTATTGGCTACATCTGTGATAATGTTTGCACCACCACCTCCAGCCGTCAAACGACGTGGTATGTCTAGATCATGACTATGAGACGGGATCTCAGACAGCGTCAACGTATGTGAACCAACAGTACCACTTATCGTACCGCCTGTCACACTCGGGCTACCAAGGGCTGTCGTAAAGCCCACAGATCCGCCAGAGGATACAGAGCCTGAAACAATACGAATGGCCTTGTTATTGTGGGTGGTATCTTTTGTCCAACCTGTGGGGGCGGCCGTTTGGTTAAAGAAAGCACGTGTCCCGGCGGGCAAGCCAAGATTAATTCCCGAGTCCAACTTGACCAATGTAACCGCGCCGTCCACAAGTTCAGCGGTATCGACACTATCGTCTTGCATGTGTTCGATACCTACCGCGTTATCCGCAATCTTCGTGGAGTCGATGGCATCGGCTTCAATCTTTGCAGTGGTCACAGCACTATCGACGAGTTCGGATGTATCGACGCTACTGAGAACAGCCAGGCCGCCGAGACCTAGGTTTGTACGCGCGTCAGTCGCATTTGCAGCGCCGGTACCACCTTGTAGAATAGGAAGTATACCACCGACACCGCCATTAGGTCTTGGGATCCACACAGACGGTCCTGTTGATTCTAAGTAGAACTCCTGAAGTAAGTCGGAGCGGTAACACGGCATCCCGATAATAAGATTAGTAACGGGGAACGATGGTCCTTCGAACTGACTTTTTAACGTCTCGTCGCGGTCGACAATATCTTGCCGACTGTCCCTGATAATATCTGGAGGATCGATGCTTGGCCATTGTTGTGACATTTTAGAATCCTTTCGCTGACCAGTTGATCGTACCGGTTACCGGGTTGAATGGTGAGGCTATGTCTCTCAAGACAATGTCGAAGCTCGTAAGCGTCTGATTTGTCAACTCGAAGAACACAGGTTGTGCCGCGCCCACAATAGTAATGTTTAGAGATACCTGAAGTTGGAAAACCTTAGCGTAGTTTATGGTTGTCACAGAGGCTGCCAACGCAACGGCATCGTCGCGATCGTCCACATCTGCAATGTCAACGTTCAGCACCGTCTTACCGATACCGATGCGATCATCACCTAAGTTTGTGGGCGCCCTAACAACCAAACGCAAGATCGCGTTCTGATATTCTTTATCACCAGGAACAAGCCGCGAGAAGGGATCAAACCCTAGGACGCGATCGGCCTTGGCGATCTCCGTAAACTCAAACAGGTCGGTAAACATATCGGTCATTTTCATATTCGATATAACCATCTCACTGTTGAACGGCATGAACTCTACGACGTCTATGCTCTCGGTCAAACCGAGTATGATTTCTTGAACGATGTTGCTGTCCACGACGCCTAAACTTTCTGCTAACGCGACAAGAGGTTGGACGTCGATCACTTCAGCCACGCCAACAGTCTCGCCGAAAACGGCGGTCACATCTTGTACAGGCACCGCGTCAGCTACGCCTATACTCTCTGCAAGATCCATAGAAAAAGCTGTCATATTAGCTCAGAGTAAACGTAAATTCTACGGTCAAAGAATCGCCTGCTCCGATGTTCTTCACAGGAAAAACGAGCCTGTCTAAAAGTACACCAAGCGATGCAGCGTTCAACACACCGGCCTCTGTGATCGCTCCGGTTGCTTCACCCGGGTCGAATGTAACTGTGAAGGTAAATGTTTTTGTACCAGAGATATGCGCAAAGACAGCCGCTTTTCTAAACAACTCAGTTTCAAGCGTAGAGTCGGCAGCATCTGCGGCCGTAGTTCCTGTACCGACAGCGATGTTGTCCATGTCCGCAGGTTGTGTACCGTTACCAATAACGTCAGCAATGAAATCAAAACCATCATCGGTAATGAGATTATCGGCGTCCCATGAATCAACAAGACGGCCATCTCTGAATTGACGAAAATTCGCGTGTCCGTGAATACTTAGGTTTCTCATTACTCGATCTCCTATAAGGCGTGCATCGCCAAGTTGTTTAAGTCTGTGATGTCAGAGAAAGCGGCCGTGTCCGAGAGAACCGTATCCGTTTCTGTTTCATAAATATAAAAAGCGCGGTTATCCGCATCCTGTGCGACCGCTATTATAGCAAAGTTGTTCAACGTAATTCGAGTGTCGATTGTTAGTTTATTACCTAAATGATCGCGGCAGTATGTAAGGCCTGTGGCATTCTCAAACCCGATTTCTAGGAACTCTCCAGGCACCGCTGAGACTGCGCGCCAGTACACCACATCATTTGTGGGAACGACAGCATATTTCAACGTGATAAAAAACGTCATCGTATTGGGGAATAAAAAGTCCCAGGCTACCCGTGTATTTTGGTTGACTTTTAGACCTTGACGGTACCGCGCATCCTCAAACGTAACGTTCAATGATTCAACCGCAGGCGTGAAGAGTCGATAACCCACAAGTGTGTCATCTAAAGTCCAACCCTCGTTCAATTCTGGGGGCTCGCTGTCGAAGTTCTCTTCAGCCAGCCACGCTTCAAAAGTGGCGTTATCTGTGTCGGCTGTTGGCAACCACGGTGTAATAGCCTGCGGATCGTTCCAAGCAAAGTTGGCGTCCTGCCATTGCAACGGGCTATCTTCGAACAGAATCATTCGAGTTTCAAGCCAGTTACGCGCACGCCAGCTCAAACCTAGATCAATGCTTTCCGCGTACTCACCGTACAAGGCGGCGACGCCGGGGCTTACTTCGGCCAGAAGAAGATTATCGGATACAACTTCCATGTTGTTTTTTATACCGATCCATCCTGCGGCCTGAATATCTTTTACTAAGATCTCATTACGATTTATTTCGGGTGCCTGGCCTACGGTGAAGAAGGCCGCATCGTCTGAGAATACACCAGCCTGCGATATCGATTTGATGTGGAACGTGACTTCTTCCGCTAATTTACGTGGGAATAGGATAGTCTTGCTTGTCGCTCCAGTTCGGATAACCGTCTGGGACGACTCCCATGTAACGCCGGCCCGTACCTCGTAGCTTACGAGCAACGGGTTCCCGAAATTATCAGCTATAACCGGGTTCCATTCGAAATTGATACTCGCGCCTTGAGGGAAACCTTGGAAGCCCGTCACAGGGGGCGGGGCGATCAACTGCGTTACCACGGACGTTACGTTGCTTGAGGGTATCCCGAGCTCGTCACGAGCCCGTATAAGGAACGTGACGGCCGCCGCTGTGTTCAAGGGCACAAAGATTGAGGTGCCTACAAATAGATCGGCAATCACTTCGCCGGAACCAAAGTCGTCGCCCAACCGTATGTCGTATCCAACAAGGTCTAGGTCGGGCACTTCGTCCCACCGTAGAAACACACCGTCGGGACGCCGATCGGCAATGAAGTTCTGTACATCACCTGGTGGCGCTGTCTTACCAAATATTTCTAAGTTGTTTATCTCTATGCGCGCTGAGTCTTTGGCTTCGGCACCGCCGCTGCTCATAGCTGTTACTGCGAAATCCCAAAACCCGGTCTGTGCGTCTGTGTATTCTGCGACCGAGGATGTACTTATCTGTAGGATCTCCCAGTTACCAAGCGGCGGGCGAACTTCAACCCGGTACAGGCCCACACGGGGGTCGTTGCTCGGAGTGAATGAAATATTGAGCCGCGTCTTTACCGAGTTATTAGATTTGTACAGGTTTTCTATAACAGTTAGGTTTGTCGGAGCCACCATTGGGCCTGTGGGGAAGAGACTTGTAGGTAGCTCTTCAATATTCACACCGGCTTCAATGCGATCATATTTCGTGGCGTCATGGCGTAGGGCGGTTACTTCGAAATTATGGGCGTCATCCTCAACGACTGAGATAACACGCCATAGTGTTGGGGCTGCCGTTAGAGGCTGCACCACGTACATAGCATTTACAACAGGGGCTGTCGCTAAGACGCTATCGATTTCAATTATGTTTGCAGCAACGTTTGAAATAATATCTTTCTCGGCCACGGTATCGTCGGCGAGCATGATTAATATTTTATCTCCAGCTACCACCGTGTAGTCCTGGTCGAGCGTAACATTTACACCGGTGACATCAACAAGCCTACCACCGAGTCGTGCGCCCACACGAGAGGGGTCGGATATCGCAACGATCGCTCCGGGCGCAGTGTCGGCGTGGTCGAACCCTGCCGCATACTTTACGGTTTCGGTCTCGTTCTGCTCGCTATCTAAGATCCATCGACCGACACGATTAGCTTGGCCGCGTGATGTGCAGCCAAAAGCGTTCACATCGATAGGACGCAAACCATGGGTGAAGATCATATCAGGATCTTCGATGACCTCGATCGCTGGTTTGTACTGGTCGGCAGGGTCGTTCCACGTTACGTGTGCGGCTGTGTGCCGTGCATTCAAGGCCGAGCCTTCGTAGGTGAAGTCACCGCCAATGACGTTAGCAGGCGTGACCAGGCGGGATGCTTCAGCAGGGGAATCTTGCGCGGCTGTTACAGCGCCGGCCGCCCAGAATACCATGCCTCTGAAAGCAGACGCTATCGTATTGATCAGGGTGTACGCTTCGACTCTTGTATTGATCAACGCATTCAATGTGAAACGTGGTTCCATGCCGCCAAACCCATCGGGCACCAGCTCGTCGCAGTACTGTGCGATCGTAAAGAGACCGAACTTATCGACGTTGGTTTGTTCGATGAAATCACCAAGACCATAGCGGACACTCGTCAAGATGTCATGCAGGACCCAGGCAGGATTATCGGTAAAGGCTATTTTGAAAGTACCGTCCCAGATACCCGTATAGATCCTCGTTTCGGGATCGTAATTTGTAGGTACTGCGATTTCAAGCCCTTCGCATAGGTACGCTCTGGCCGGCACGCGCCCGCCAAACAATTCACTATCAACAACCAGCGCGGTTAAAGCACTGTCGGGGTAGATCAGGTTCGCATCAATAACTTCCGTGTAGCCCACAAATGATGTTTTGTTGTTTAGCTTGGCGTCTGTGGCGTCGGGTGTTATTCGAGAAACACGGATGTCCCATGGGGCGGTACCTTCGAGCTCGATTCTATGTTGCTGCTCGTAAGGCCCCATAGTCTTACCTGATATTGTGGGCGTTAATTTTGTCACATAGTTTTCGCCAGATCCGCGTACCTCTATCCGAAGTTGTACGTCTGTCCCGTTGATGTCCCCGAGATCGGTTTGCACAAACAAAGCGGGTACGGCTATTTTCACACGGACAGCGTCAATATCTTGATCAACGATCGTGACGACAACGGGCGCGCCTTCTTTGACCTCGATACCTACATTGTTTTCCGATTCGGTTTCAGCAAACCCTGGTATCGGATCCTGATCTGGGAACCCTAAGCGTTCAATAAATGTGACGCCTTGAAAGTTGAATCCGCCGCCGGAATCCTGCAATGCGACGCCGTCAAGGAAAATACCTTTAGCGCCACCAACAAGACCTTTAACCGAGCCTTCGGAAATAATATCAATGATTTTGGCGGACGCCTTCGAACGTAAAGTGTTTGGCGCTTCCTGTGGGGTATGGACCGGTGGTGGTGGTGGTGGTTCTCCTCCGCCGCCAGATCCATGAATACGATCTGTCATACAGGTACATCCTCGACAGATATAGATGAGCTCACAACCACGGAACCTATTTGCATCTTACCGTAGAGCAGCGGCACGGGACCACCTTGCTCCGTCATATTCACAGCACCTTGAAAGATAAAGCTTGGACGGTTTTCGGGGCGTTCTCTTTCAGAAAGAGTTTTTGGTTCAATACGCGGGTCAGCGGCCAATAACGTGCTTACGCCAGACAGCGCCAGGCTTGTACCGATCAACGCGATCGTGCCGTAAGATACGCCGAAACCTAAAGCTGAGAAAGCTGTCGCTCCAAGATTAAGCGAGCCACCCGCAGTAAGGGGTGCGGCAATAATGGAGAAGGCTATCAGGGCTACACCTATAATAATTTTGGCGATACCCTTACCACTGCTCTGTCCGCCACCGCCGCCGCCAGCTCCCGAAAGGACAGGCTCAATGTGTATCTCTTTAGCTTTCGTATGCATAGGTACAGTCTCGCCGACGACACCTTCGCCGTCAGCAGATTTTGAAACACGGTAGCTGCCGTCCTTCAAAGCGGTCAAGAACTTTCCGGGAAAGTTAGCCTCCAAAGCGCGTATAGCCTCGGCTATGCTTTTCACATCAAAGTTAAATTCACGTCCGAATTCTCGGGCCAGCTTACCGTATAGAAATATTTTCTTCATCCTGTGTACCTCAAAAAATACCGGCAGTACTTCATCCAAGGCCCCATTGGCTCACTGCGGCTTAGGCGATTGTACAGGTGATGCATGATGAGTCCACTACCCATGTAAATACCTACGTGGTTGATGGTTTTATGCCGGATGTTACCGGCTACGACGTCACCTTTACGTAGTTCCTCTTTACTGATCACAGTGAACCCTGCAGCAGTAAAGTTATCTATGGACAGCATGTCTTCGCCTTTGGTCCACCAACTGTCGTCACGCGGGAAGTTTATTATACTTTTACCGCGCAACCTATAATAGTCTCGGACCAGGCCCCAGCAGTCGTACACGCCGTGGATAAAATTACGTCCGATCAGATCAACGATCGGGACACTGTCGCCAAAGTAGGTCATAGGAGACACATTGACGCCGTCTGTGGCCACGATGCCCCACGGTACATCACTATGCTCTTGCGAGACCATATCGGCCTTAGACGGGGCCGCTGCGGCTCCTGGGCCTGTGTGGCTATGGATAACGCCTTGAAGGTCCTCAAAAGGACCCTCACCGATCGTGAATTCTTTTTCTGGTGTGTCTGAGATGTTTGTACACATTACGTATGACCCGCCCACAACAACCCCGCAAGACTCACGGGGGTAGGCAGTCAGGGCGTGCACCTTGGCTGCATGCTCAACAACAGGGCCGAACACTTAGCGGGTCCTCGCCACAGAGGGGAACGCCCGTGTGGGTAGCGGAACGCCTGGGAACCTGATCTTACAGTCAGATAGTTTTTTACCGCATACATCATTCGCCGGGTCTGTTTCGGGGGTACCGTCGGCCGCAAAGTACGGCTGTTGTTCTCCGTTTTGTCCGACGTACGGGCACGTTGCTTTACTAAAGTTGAAGTTCCGTTCCTCTTCTATGAAGATACGGTATGTGTGCCCACAGGTATCCCTATTGATCTGCCGGCCGGGGAGCTGACGCCCTTGTTGATCCATCTTCGCCGATAGAGCGAACTCTACGACAGTACTGTTTTGCAGAGTCTTACGTTGGACGGTGAATATCTGTTGTGGGAAATGCTCATTAGGGTCTGGTGTCGCGCCCTCATCAAGGAAGTCGGCGAACGTAACCCATCGTGTAACGGTAGCCCCGATCGGGTCGCCAATGTCGTTTATGATAGCGCTCAGAACGTTATTAGCATTTGACAGAGACAGGCTAGGTGACGGTAGGGCGCCCTTACCTGACAGCTCGAAACCTTTAGCTGTGATCGGAAAAGCTACGTACAAGTTGCCTTGCCACTTGATCGGGCCAGTTGTCTCGAACGACGATACAAATCTAAGAAACGGCCCACCAAGTATGCGAGCGTCGAAATCAAAAAGCTCCACACGAGTTCCAGGTGTAAGGACTTGTTTTTGTGCATCGAGTGTCATGCCGGCTCCTCGCCTACCCACAATTTGAAGGAGGCGTCAAGCGTCGAAGCCTGACCACTTGTGGGCTGAACTCTGAACGCACGGACACGCCACAGTTTGGGCGCGACATCGCCGGGAGCTTGCCAGAAGAATGGTAGGAATCCGCCTAAGCCCTCAAAGAAAGCGACGAGGATATCGACGTCTGTTTTCTGTTCGAGAAGCCATTGTAGGTCCCACGCCTCGCGAATATGGTTGATACCCTTTTGGGAAACCTGCTCGTAGCCGTCACCGAATTGAACCTCGTTCAAACTAAACTCTACGTTTCGTCCAGGCGATGACTGGTGCGGCTCTATATCTGGTAGTGTGGTTGCTGCCATTAGAAACTCGTTTGCGGATTCAACATACCGCCGTTACGTTGTTGTTCTTGCGTCAAGAGTACGTACTGCTTTCTCAAAGCTATATTTATAGCGCGGCCGATCGCGTCACCTTGTGCTTCGCTGCTGTCTTCTCCACTGCTTTCTACAGACACGTTGATGACTGGCGCGAATATCGCAGGACCACTTGTACCGCCAGCAGATCGTGTAGGCGCAGCCGCCCGAGACGGTGCAGCACTTGCTACTGTAGATCCGGCGTTGATGGCCTTCAGCACGGCTAAGTTTTTATTGGTGTCGGAAGCGTTCACAACAAATTCACCACGGCTCAATGCCGCTAGGTTACTGTCCGAGGTGCCGGTACCTATACCGCCGACAAGACCGCCGCCTGCTAGTGGTACAACCTCGTCAAGAGATAACGGTGCTTCAGTACCGCCGCCAGCACCGCCAAACAATCCGCCAAAACCTTTAGCCAGAGGGCCGAGTATTTGCTGTTGAACGATGATGCGGGTGATGTCTTTTACAACAGAGTCCGCAAAGCTTTTGAAATTGAACTTACCATTGAGCACGAAATCGGATAGGGCATCGGACATGTCGTTGAACAATCCCACAACAAGGCTCGAAACGTTTTTGGTGGTCGCGATGAAGCTGTTCTCAACTTCGCCAAGACCTTGCTTCAAACCTTTAGTAAACTCACTGATGCTGTCGCCAGCACTGGCGCCGCCGGGATCTTCAGCGTTCCTAAGCGATATCTTATCTCGGATACGCTGGAAGATATCGATTACCGCTTGTGCTGTGGGGCCGATCTTTTTAGTCTGGCGCGTCCATGCCTCTGCGATCGCTGTACCGAGATCATCGATACGTTTGGGGACTTCTAATTGATTCTGTTTGATGGTCTCCACGATACCGAAGTCCAGAGGATCCTGCCCAGTGAATGAGCGTATTTTGTTTTGGACACGTATCGATACTTCAACCAGTTTGGCAAAGCCCTTGATAGCTTTATTTATAGATACGGCAAATGCGAGCGTTATGGTGTCCTCAATGTTTTTGAATATGATAACAAAAATTGATCCGACGCCACGCCCTGCCAAAATAATAGCATCGAAGAACGATGCGACGGTCAGTAGTAAATCAAAGAAGCTGAACTTGAGCGTACTAAGTACCACCACAAGCGCATCAAAACCTGATTGATCGGCCAGGACTATTAGGAAGTTTCTAAAGTCGTTGGCTACGTCTGCGATCGTGATACCGATCTCAGTCATAAGATCATTCAACGAAACGACACCATCTTCAGTGAGCGTGATTTCATTGCGAAAAGCTACAAGCGATACGATAAAGGCTACCAACAAGAGCAGCGGGAAAGCACGCTGCACGGCGAGTAAGGCTACCTTCAGTTTCTGCTGCGACGCTGTGGCGGCCACAGTGCTCGTCGTCAAAACAGCGTAACTAAAGCTCAAGGCTTGCGCAAGTTTACTTAAAGGACCCATGACAGCCGCTGTCCTTATTAAAGACAACCTATACGCAATCCAGGCTGCGGTCCCGATGACGATGAGACGCGTCAATAGTACAAGGTTTGTGGCTACGAATTTTATGGTCATAGACAGTAATGTGAATATGCCGGTAAGATTATCGACCTCTTGGACGGCTTTGATTAGGTTATTCCTAAAGACTTGGAAGTTCTGCGCAATCGTAGCAACTGTTTTCCCGAACCTTTGTTCGAGCTCTAGGCGACTGCTCTTGAATGAGTCCAAGATAATGTCGGCTGTCAATTGGCCTTGCTCACCCAGTTTACGAAGCTCACCACGCGTTACACCCAATTGCTTGGCGATCACATCAGCGATCAACGGTAATTGTTCCAGCACCGATCGCAGCTCGTCACCGCTCAAACGGTTCGACGCCAGACCCTGAGCCAGCTGAATCAACCCGGCCGAGGCCTCTTGAGCGCTCGCACCGGATAAGATGATGGCCTGGTTCACACTTTCGGTAAATTCTAAAAGCTCTTGTTGGCTTCGACCCAGTTCACGGGCCGCCAAAGCCACACGGGCATAAAGATCGGCGGTCGCTTCGAAACTGCTACGCGTTCTATTGGCGATATTGAAAAGCTCTTCGGTTACATCGTTTAGACTCTTTGTGCCCCGCGTTACGAGACGTAAACGGTTCTGCATGTTCGTAAAGGCATCGCTCAGACGCGTAAGTTCGCGGACAGCCAATAGGCCCCCTAAAGCGGCAAGCTCTCTCTTTAGAAGACGTACGCCCTTCGACGCCCGTGTAGCTGAACTACCGACACCGCGTATTTTCCTACCTGTACGATCGGCTCCGATCTCTCGGACGACAATAACAATTTCTTCTCTAGCCACGTAAAGCTCCTATGGTCGAACGACGCAAGACGCGGGCACGCTTCACAGACAAGAGCCCTAGAACGACCGCTACTTCTGCAAAAAGTCCTGGGCTCTGCGTCGACGTACCACGATTGAGCTTACCGATATACGGAATATTGTTGGTGATAAAGATGGCTTCCTTACGGCGAGAGTTGATACGCCGTTGTCCAGCATTGATGGCTGCCGAGATGTTCTGTTGCTCGGTGCTTCGTTTTACACCGGGGGCGTGAGCTGCACGAGTCGTGAGGATAGGGGTACCAAGGCTGACCTGGGTATTTGATTTAGCCGCACCTGTATCAATAGGGATCCGGTCAACCATCGATCGTAGCACAGTTGAGGCCGCGTCTTTGACGGTCTTATCAATGTTCCGGTTCATACCTACGACGATGGTATTTATGCGTGTTGAAAACGTCGTAAGTGTAGCCATTATTTTTCCTTGTTGGCGTGAACTAAATAAGCCTCATCGAGCTTCCTTACATGATAGTACAGGTCTAGGCGTTGGTCACCTACTATTTCCATAACGTTGGCATATTCATTGACAGCCGTCCATGGGATATGGCCCAGAGCCATGCCCACAGGTCGGCTATTCATGAGATCCCAAAAGGCTTCCCAAAAAAGGCCTAGACCTATGAGCATGACCGGCGCTTCAGCAATACGCGCCGGTAAGGGCATACCTGATTTCATACAGGTATGGATGATCGTCTTCTCAACAAGGCCTTGAACCTGATGGTAATTCAAGACCGCTACTAGTTTTTTGAGTCTTCCTCACGGTCCTTATCAGTGAACAACCCGTACTTGTCGGCTTGAGACCTGACATCCGCAAACAGCTCGGGAAGAGCTTCGAACGTCTTGATAACATTTTCCGTAGAGTATTCCATGGTCGAACCGTCTTCGGCTTCAATGACATTGGACTGGAACTCGCCGTCAACCTGCGTCTCCCATCCGATAACAACAGACTCGGCGTACGACTCAATCATGACACGGTCAGCTACATTATCGGGGAGTTGTTCGTTCTCGATAACGCGGCGCAGTGGTTTGGTTTTTCGTTCGAGAGTCTTAGCAAACTTCTTATTGGCGCCACCAGCGCGTCGGATGTGGACACGAAATGTTCCGTAATCAAGTTTGATACCTTCCATCTCGCGTGACTCGTTCGTCTTGAACGCTTTAAACATGCTCATACTACTGCCTTCCTTTAGAGTGTGAAAACCAGACGCTTATGCAGCGTCTGGAAGATAATCGAAAAATACAAACATAAGCGTATGGTCGAGGGCCGTATCGATAGACCCGCCACGAGCAGCTTCGATCGTCAGAGGCATTGTGATAGGTTGATCTATCTCAACACTCAAACGCGCGTCGCCCAAGGCGATCAAAGGAACGTCAATGACGATACCTTTGTTGTCTTTGACCAAAGCAAAGTCCAGGGTTACACCCGAATTAGCACGGACAGCTTCAACAGCGCTAACGCTTGAGAAGTATGCTGTAACAGATCCAGCGACGCCGAAAAGTCCGGCCGTGATATCAAAGGCCCCGGTCGTAGCAATCGCCTTATTCGCCGTCAGATTATTGTTGATGGTTAAGGTCAGGTCAGTCAGGAAGCCCACAAGAGATGCGGGGGCCTCAACGCCTGGCGTAACGATCGCCAACTTAGCCCGAGCAAAGTCGGAGCTGGTATTGAATGCATCGGTGCCCTGCAACACTGGCCGGGTACCGGCTTTCAAAGAAGTCGGACCGTCGATGTTCGTGTGATCGGTCGCCACAAACGACATGTCGACCGTAAGCTTTTCTGCTGTGGGCGCGTTCAAAGTGAACTCACTACCTACAGCGCCTTCGAGATACTCGGCCTGAATTTCAGACGGTTGGTCAGGATCGGGTGCACCTAAGGTACGTTCCAGATTGTATGACCGACGTACGATGTCAGCGCTAAGTTCGTTTTTCAAAACACGGCCAAAGAAGAGTTGGATCGTTTTACTTCCGGCGCTGACCTCGGTGACCATGGTCACGTCGGACTTATCCAACGTCAGTGTATTTGCAGTGATGGAGCGAATACGTTTGAAACCGTTGTTGGCCGCAGTGTCGTATGCTTCAATGGCCGCGTCGCCACCAATAAAGATGGTCTCGCCTGGGGTGAGTCCGAGGGTCGTAAAGTCGAGGATCGTTGAAGACAGGATGGGCAGTGAGCCGGTCGCGTCAACATCGATATCATCAGCAGCGCCGATAAAACCGACCGTCACAATTTTGGCACCAGCACCGGGCGTTTCAGGTACAAGGGTCTCAGCCACGGTAAGAACAGTGGCGGATACGGCGGTTACTTCGTGTAGGCCGTTGTTGGCTGCGTTGGTGAACCCGGAAGTGTTGATCAGGTCGCCCACAGCAAAGGCGTCGAGACCAGAGGCTGCGGTGTATGTGTCAGGGCCGGTTGTTACACCGGTGATTTCACCCGCTCCACCGAACTCATCTTTAGGGCGGAAGTCCGCGAACATGAATCCCTGGAGCAAGTCTTGCGCGTTGGTCTGGGTCAAGTCTTGGTTGAACCCGCCAGAGGCATCAAGATCCACAACCACACCTTTAGAGGCTTGCCGTGAGTCGTTGATTGGCCGGCGTGCACTCAGCACATTTTGGCCGCCGAAGTCTGCATAGGTGTTCGGCTCAAGAGCTTTCCACACGCTGGCACCGGGTCCTGCGGGAGCTTCTTCCTGTAGCTTTCCGATACACTCTTCTTCCGCGTAGCGTAGACCACTTACGTTACTGTCAATTTTATTCAATGCACCAGCCATTTGTAGCTCCTTAGCTTATGTCGTCGTGCTCGTAATCAACAAGCACGTTTATTTGATACCATTTATTATCCGGGCCGACCTCTAGTATGCGCGCATTTCTGAGCCACGTACTCAAGGTTGTTTGTTTTCCTCTATAGATATCTCGGGCGAGAACAGCTAAAGATCGTACTGTCTCTACGCCTTCCGAATCTGACATTGGCGCGAATAATTGGAAAACCAATATTCCGTTGATAGTATAACGTCTTGCGCCTACGCCTTTCAAGTTACTTTGTTCTTCATTTACAGTTTGTTGCGTGACCCGCACCCAGTACCTGCTAGGGTCCGGATTGTCCACAGGTTCGAGACCCGGCCATACAACGTCAGGGACGTACGGTACAATCGTCGGGGCACCAGCAGTCCATCCGTCGTTGAACAAGCCGAGAAGCTCGTCAATAGCAGCCTGATACGTAGCTGTCATGTCTCTAAGCCCACAGTATAGAGAATGTCGGTACCGTCGGGCGCGAGCGTATCGACATACCAGACGTTCATCTCTTTACCGTCACGGATGACGGTGTCTTTTATTTTCGGGGTGAAGGATTGCTGGGCCATGTACGCTACTTCAAGACCTGTGGGTACGCTGTCATCTTTACGATACTGCTGTACTCGGAACCCTTGTAGATCTTCTGGGAAAAACGCCATCGTTACTTCGGTGTCTGTGGGCACTGCTGCTGACGGTTTCCACGGCGTAGCGCTTGCGCCATCAACCAGTTGCCGCCACGTAACCGTCTGACCCTTCGCGTCAATGAGCCGCGTAGCCTGCGTTATCTGGCTACTGTAAACGGTGCTCATTAGATACGCAGCGAACGCGCCGCAGCCGGAGGCCCGCACGCGCCAAAGAGGACATCAAGCAAGTCTTGCGCTTTAGTGAGGGTAGGTTGTGTTCGAGACGACCCGCCCTCAAAGAATTCTGTGGTAAGTGGGCCTACGACCTCTTTCTTTATATCGCCGGACGTAGGGGCTACATTCGGACTCAGCGTGATACCTGACGACACATCTATAATAAGTTGCGCCTCGACATCTTTCAATTCCTGTGGGATGACATCGTCGTCGATTGCAACGCAATCAATGAGCACGCCCAATCGAGGCCATTGTAAAGCATTGGCTGGAAGTGTTTTGACACCTTGATACCGGAAGCGTTGCGCCTCCAGGTAGTCCATAACTTCGGTGATCTGGACGGTAATGACGGCATCGTCGGCGCTCAACTCAGCACCACGTGCCAAGGCGTATGATCTTGCCTCGGTTAGCGTGATGTATGAGTCAGCGTCGTCGACACCGGTACCGTCTTCAATGATGAGCGCCACTATGTGCTACTCTTACTTTACCGGAGGTTTCTCGGGCACAGGTGGAGTTGCAGGTGGCGTGATCTCTGTGATCTTAGGAGTCTCGTCCACTTTAGGAGTCTCAACAACCGCAGTGATTACAGGAGCACCTAAAGCTTTCTCGCGTTCGGCAAGGTCAGCTTCTTTAGCTTCAAGTTCTAAACGACGTTGGTCGAGTTCAAAAGCCTGCTGCTGCTGCACCTCGTTCTTCGAAGCAGGTATCGCACGTTTTTCAAGTGACTCAGCATATTTTTTGCGAGCATCTTTTAACTTCATACCTTTGGAAACCATATTACAAATGGCCAGAGGTGTGTTGGTTGTGCCTTCGACTTGGACGGGTTTTTGTAGATCAGACATGCTTATCCTTTACGTTTAGTGTTCTTTGTTTAACCCAAAAGAGGGACGAGGCTCCAAACCCCGTCCCTATAATTTGCTCTAAAAGAGGCTTACTCGTTGACTTGCAAGTACGCGATGTCAGCGTGCTTACGATCCCACACACGGTTCCAGTTGGCAGCCAGTAACAATTCGGCTTGGGTGGCGGATTGGCCAGCGATAGACCCACTCAAGAAACTAAACCCGAGAGGATGAATCAAGTCAGACCGACGGCTGAACAAGGTTTCCTGACCACCACCATTACCAGCGGCTGGCGTCCGGTCCAATTCGGACGGCGTGGTCGTACGACCCATAGCAGATCCGAAAGTACCAGGACCAAACAAGATACAGGTGTACAGGATACGATTACTACCAGCAACGGCGGGCAAGGAATCGTCCACCACTACAACCATACCGAGGTAGCGAGGGAAACCAATTTCACCGCGTGCATTAGGAATGAACGAGATGAGGTTCTGCTTTTCGAGACGCGCGAAAATCGCGGAATGCATGGCGATCGCGGCCAAAGCGTCTTTATGGTCGCCCATAGTTTGCTTGGCATCGATAACCACATCAGCGCTGATACGCTCGGCGTCGGTGATAGCGGCTGCATCATCGGTACCCACAGTAACAACCATGTCACCAGCGTCGTTCGCAATGTTATCAGCCAAGAGGCCCATTGCGGAATTGATCAACCGGCGTTCGTTCTGGGTAGCCCAGTACTGACCGATACGGTTGGTGATCGCCTGTACAGGATCTTCCAAAGCCAAATCGCGAGCCAGATCCATGGTGGACCAACTGTTGTTTTGGTTGGTAAGGCGAAACGTCATCGTGGCGCTATCTACTTTATCAGGAGTAGACAGGTTACCGGCAACGTCATCACTGTAGTTGGGTTCATCAGTCCCGAGCGGATTGTAATTGGTGATCTCACCAAGATTACCACCAGCGGAGATTTGCGTAGCGAGCGCAGGGTCAGAGACCATAACGCCAGACGCGATGAACTTGTTCAATTCGATCTGAGCTTCCTGAGCCCGGGCCGAAAAGGTAAGAGGATTGTAAATATCTACGAGACGTACTTGAGCCATTTTAGATTTTCCTTATCTATTGAGCGCTGCGATGTTATGCCATCTGCGAGCGCAGTTTTTCGTGCAACTCAGGATTTTCTTTACCGAAAATTGATTCTTGAGTTGCCGACATTTTTTTCAAATCAGATAAGGTCGTTCCAGCACCGCCGCCGCCTTTATTCTTACCTCCGCCGGCACCGCCGCCAGAAGCTTTACTGCCTTTGATGATAGTAGCAAATTCTTCTTTTGCACGAAATTCTTCTTTTAAATCATCAATAGACATTGCGGACAGCTCGCCTTTAGCATCCACCACGCGTGTGACGTAGTCGTCGCCGTCCTGCTCAACACGCAGACGAGCTTTGACGTGCGGTAGGAGAGCCGGAGCAGCTTTATCTACAGCAAGGTCGTTCGCTATATCGGACGCCACTTTGTCTTTGAAATGCTTATTGATACTTTTTTGGGCCACGTCCATTTTACTGTCAGACTCTGCTTTTTGAGTATCGAGTTTATCGCGCCATGATTTCTCAAGGGTCTCAATGTCGCCACGCTTACGCGCGTCGTCAGTCGACACGGCATCTAGTTTTTCTTGGAGCTCTTTGGTTTGCGCCTCTGCATCTTTACGTGCCTGCTTTTCGCGATCCTTAGCCCGACGTAACTCGGCCGGATCATTTTCGGGTAAAAGTTCTGGGGGCTTGGCTGGGATCCTGACATACTCGCCGTCAGTTTCCAAAAAAAGTTCTTTAAGGCCTTCGGGTAAGCCATCGTACTGCTCTTTGGTCAAATTCTTCAAGGTACTACCTTTCTTTTCTGAGAGCACCGCTCTCAGTTATGGCCGCAAGACTATTCTTGTGGCGCGGGTATTGTGTTTTGCTCCTGGAGGGCCGCCTCTTCTTCCTGACGCTTGACCCGTTGTTGTTCAATCTTTAGGATAGCTGCGTCGTTTTCTTCTGTCGCCACACCTGTTTTGCGTAAAACGTTACGCGCTTCGTCGTCGGTCAGTAACCCGCTTTGCCATTCTAGAACAAGCTGACGGCGCTCTTCTGGTGTCATACCGACAGTAGTAAACTCTGTGTTTAGCGCAAACTCTATCGCACCAGCATCATCGCCTATGAACGCGGCAGCCCATTCTAGGGACTGCGTAATAGCGTCGTTTACATTTACGGTCACGCTCCCCAGCACTGAGTTTTCGGACGACTTATCAATAAGGGCATCAGTTGCTGTACGCTCTACTTCCTGGGGCTGAATCAATTTGGCGCCGAGAGTTTGCATTTGTTTTTCTTTGTGCGTCATGGCTTCAAAAGTCATACCACGTTCTTCAGCTTGTAAAAGCGTGGCAGTCCCGCCCACAGGTAGCAGAATAGCCGCACGAGATCCAAGCTCGACAACGTTACCCATGACCTCTTCGGCCCAAGCTCGGTCTAGGCCTGCAAAGACTGGGGTAGGTTGACCAGTAATGTAGGCCGCTTCTTCGTAGTCCGCACTGTTACGGTAGTGTGCGATGTTCAATGAGGCAATGTCGTACATGGGGGCCAGGTCGATATCAACGTCGTTGTCTTCAGCGCCCACAAATGTAAACGGAATGTAGTCGAGGACGTCGCCGTTGGCGTCAAGCGGTATCACAGGTTCTGCCGACTCGAAACTATTACCCTGATCATCCGCTGTCCCACTGTCCGTCCAGATCCTGACGGTGTAGACTTCGGGACCTAAGTCGCCCTGATCCTCAAGCGTGAGCACACGCCACTGATGTGTAAGGTCAGTTTCGAAAACATCGTCGTCGTCGAGCTTATCCTCACGGATAACAACAAGAGACAGTACATGTTTTGCGCCGCGCTTACGCGTACGCCAGTTTATGATCATCTGAGGATCGTATAAGTTTATTGTGGGCTGGATACTACCGTTCTCCAGGTCGGCGACAGAGGCTTGGCCGTCGGTTACTGGGAAGTCCGTAAGGAGTCCAGCGCGGCCGTAGTTTATGGTGGCCCGGACGGTACTTTTACCAAGTTGCGCGAGTGTTACCCCGCTACCGTTTGCGTCAGTTTCTAAGATCTCCAGGCGTGGTGGTAACTTGATAACAGCCGGGCGTGTAAATACTTGACCAACGAGGCCATCGGTGGTACGTCGTGTTGCATTGTAAAAAACAGCGCGCAGAATGTACGCCTCGTACCGAGCCACGTTTGCAGGACTCGTATCAGTCGGATTTGGTCGGGGAAGGAGAACATCCCGCTCGGCCTTTATGGCGGCGGTACCTTCATTGGCTACACGGATAAGTTCCCAAATGGGCAGCATCTCGGCATAATCTAGGCGATTGAAATTTACGTTAGGCATAGCGCGTTCCTTAGGTCGGGAAAGTTACCGGAAGAGATGTGGCCATTCTATTGTTACCTTTCATAGCACGATACCGCACCATATCATAAGGGTGGTCCTCTGCATCGGTATCCACATCGTCCAGTTTCACGTCATCACGCGGTAAAGCTGGGATCGTAATAATAGACCCTTGGCAATTATTCATGAAGTATATACCAGGCCCTTCCTGTCTTACAGAAGATTCTAAACGATCTCTCAAAATTTGAAAGCCGTTCGCTCGGGATCCTGGCGACTTGTCTGATTTAGTCCAGCGGATGCCCCGATCGGCCATTTTCTTCTCGATCGTATCGACATCTATCTCGCGGACGTTGCTTATCTGATTGTCGGCGGGTCCTGGACTAGGCTTCATTTTTATCCAACTCTTGGATAAAAAGTCTGTCTCGCGCGTGATAATGCCGTCGGCAATATCTGTTGCCGAAAGTTTGAGCCCTTTGTTTGTACCAATAGCCCTGGTGCCGTACCACTCTGCGAACTGGATTAGAGATCCGCGTGTCGGACAGAACTTAGTGCCGTCCGGCAGCGTAGCCTCAGTACCGTCAGCTTCGGCCCACCAGCCCACACTAAAAGGATGGGTCGAGCCCCAGTCAAAGGCACGATCGATCTTCCACGAATAAGGCACCCGGAATCTAGGTACAATGTGGACGTTGATTTGCCACAGGTCATCAAACGCGCCACCGGCGTTTACGTCCCAAGATCCGTGCAGCCAGGCTGCGCGTAGGTTAGGGTCCTTGATGTTTTCAAGCTCGGCCACGTACTCAGGCGGTAAGTAAATGTTTTCACGGTACGATCCAAAAATAGCCACCTGTGTTTTTACTACAATCTCGTCCTTCTGTGTTTGTGGGTTAAAGACAGGCGTCTCTCTTCGAAGGATCTCACCTCTAGGGACTGGTGTAATAAACTGACTCTTGACCCAGTGATGCCCCGGACCTTGTGGGTTTGTTGTGCTGAAGACTCGTAGCGGTATACGGGGGAGTGGTAGGCCATCGTGTGTGGCGTACTTATCCATATGGTCTGGATCACGCGGCGTGTCCCTGACCGGGTCGAATGATGATCTGTTTGTCGACATCATCTTGTCGTAAAGTTCAGACGTCGGGTATTTGGTCAGCTCGTTCCAGCCGATAAAGGCATACTCGTGCCCGTGAAAGTTGTCGTAGTCCGAGATCTTTTTGGCGTGCCTAAAAAGAAGCTCTTCACCAGTCGGCCATATCCACTTGTAATCAGCCCCGCCTGTTAAGAATTTTGCGCCGTCGCCGAACTGGTAAAAGAAACGTTTCGATTGCGCGACAAGGTCCGAGAGGTTCTTGAACTCACGGTCGAGGATAATGCCTTTCCAAAAAGAGCCGTACCCAAGTCCGACGCCTTTCCGGTAATACATAAGTTGCGTGATGGTCTTACCTGGGCCACGCGCACCATCATATAAAGTATGATGGCAGCGGCTGTCGATCGCGATCTCTTGGGATGTTCCGGGTATAGGTTGCCAAACAACATTTGGTGCGGCATCAGTTGCTATCACTAATAAGTCGTTCCTGCTGGGCCTTCACTTTTTTAGCCCAGGCGTCATCGTCGCCGCTACTGTTTACGATCATAACATTATGGGTGACTTTTTGGGTACGCGCGTCGATCGTAGTACCCGGCTTTTCGATGTAGCCGCGCATATCGCCGTACAGTTTATACGCCTTTAGACGATCTTCGATCGGCGTACGTCTGTCACTTGCAATGGCGTAAATCTCACGAGACACTTTCTCTTTAGACGGTAGCGTTGCGGCTTCCCCGTGCGAAGATAAGTAGGCGACCTGGTATTCTTTTACATCGAGATCGCTAACCCATATACCGTGAACAGTTAGAGCTTTTGCGGGATTGTTTGGGAAAACTTTGGTAGCTGCTGCGAACGAGTCGTCAGGGGTGTGTAGCAAGGCAATGGCAAAAGCTTTTTTATTCTCTGCTTCGTCCACTACGTTCCAGTTTTGATGTATGCAACGAGCGGATCGAGATTGTCCTTAGAAAATACACGCTTCACTTTTGCCGCTAAATCGTCTAGGGCTGAAAAAACCATACCACTACAAATGACGGAACGGTCGGGGTAGTCGATGGCGACGCGTTCGGCGATACGCTCACTCCCTCTGAAGTCCAGAATAATTATTTTTGGGTTACATAGTTCTATGACACGATAAACATCGTCTTCATTCGACACGCCCACACAATTGATACCGCTTCGGCGCAGGGACCGCGTCATGAACTTGACGTCTTGGGGATCGTTATCGACGATGACCGCGTCTACCCCATGTTCTTTGATTAGTTTCTCAACATGTACTTTTACTGTGCCGGCGGCGCATTGGAGCTCCTCTTGTTTTTTGCGGAAGAACATCTATAGGACTCCTTTAATTAGAAGTTTTACAGCAACGCCTACAGAACATACGGCGGTTGCAGCGACAAGTCCCATGATCCAAAATTTCCACATCTCCAATGATTTGACCCTTTCATCAAGCCTACCATTATAGGCCACTACTTTAGATATTAGCGTATGGATCTCTAGAAGTCTATCAATGTCTACTACTTCGTCATCGGGCATTGCTTGTCTTTCTATATAAGGTGGGGCAGCCAACCGGCTTTACTCGATCGGCCGCCCCTATGCTCTAAAGGAAAGCATGCCTTTATTATTTCAGACTAGCCCCGTAATGCAACAATTATTCTACCTTTACACGCATGATCACGGCACCATCACAGGGCGCGATAAACGGCCCCCCTGATGTCTTTTGGACTTCAGCGCCTTGTTTTATGGTAATAGCACTAAATTTCCGTGAATACGTGTACGCCGGTACCTCTTTATCAGCACCATTTCTTTTTACGGTGCGCGTTCCGTTCTGTATCGCATAGCGTTTGGCTGCGCTCGATACTGTCGAGGCCAGAGACTTAGCGGGGTTCAGACGCTCAGGGGTTGCTGGGACAAAAAAGAAGTCACCTTCTTCTAAACGATCAAACGGGTACGTCTCTTTTCGAGCCGTACGACGCGTGCGATCAGGTATAACCCCGCCTTCATGGATAGCGAATAGATCGGGAGCAGCTTCGGCCGCAGCATCGGGGACAACTTCCGTCGGTACCTCTGTCGGTACAATGCTCTCTTCGACCTCTTCGACATCATCGCATGGAGCAAAGGCCATGGGTGATGCGATCGGGGGAGGCGGTGGTAGTTCTGCAACCAAAGGCTCCTCGATCACTGGTACCAACTCTAATCTTTTTGTGGGCACATACGCATTACCCGCGTCGGTTGTTTGCGCAGCTATCCAGCCGCTATCCTCATCAACAATGTCGTTGTGTAAAGTAATGAGACCCTTCAACTGTAGTTCATTACCAATCGTAGGATCTACGTAGTGCGATCCGCTATTCTGCGTCGCTTCGTATACCGCGTCCAATACGTCAAATGTAGGCCGTTCCATGCCTGCTCCTTCGTGCTTATGCACCGTTAGATTGTTAGCAGTCATTGGCGATACGCCTAATACGACTACTTTCCTTTAGATAAAAATACTATGAAGAGTATACGATAGTAAACTGTGAATGTACAGCTTATCCTGCAAGATATTCGATAATTACTTTACGCGCTTGCTCCCAGCCCACACAAATGACAGCGGCGTATCCGTATGCGTTGAGCTTATCGAGCCACGCTTCCTGCTCTGGAGATGTAGCGCCTTTACGTTTACCTGGTGATTTAGGGCGCTTCAGTTCGATACGTAATCCGTTGTGGTTTCCTCGGGATACGTCCAAGGCTACGTCAGGATATCCGGCCTTTACACCAGTTGCACGCAATCGGGCAGCCGTGCGTTTGTCGCGCTTACCACCGTTGGGTACAGCGAACAGCATCTCCATTTCGGTGATACCCTCGGCCTTGTGGTACCGGCTCTTCGCGTAGCCCTTCTCAGTGTAACAGAGAGCGTCGCTGGCGGCCTCGTAGCCGTAGATCCGGGCCATATTAGCCCAAGAAAAGAGGGCGGCCTGATGGCCGTCCTCTGTTCCTGATTTACATAAGTCTTCGGGCGTGAACATTAGGTATCTGGACCTTTTGCTTCGGTCTTGATTACGCCTGGTTTCGGTTTCGGTTTTGTGCCTAGTGCACCCGCGAGTCTGAAGACCCAACCAAGCATACCTTTTGTACCGTATTGAGCTAATTTCGCTCTAGGATCCGCGCCGTGTAGGCCGAAGAAGACAAAGACAAACAGCAGGATCATACCACCGATCTGTTTCCAATCACCCGTCTTGAACGTATCCATGACTAAGGTCATCATACCGATCTTATTGCCGGTCACTTCTTCTTTTGTAACTACGCCGTCCTTGTTGGTATCAAATGTCGCATTGAAAGCCGCCTTCTGGCTCTCCGACGCGACGATGACAGCTTCGAGCTGCTTTTCAACTTCGACGATCTTCGCTTTATGTTCTGACACTTGCCCGAGCGCGAGACGGAGCTCATCTACCTGGCCACAACCTACGCTAAAGACACTCCCAAGAGTGAGAATGAGCAGCAGGATCATTCTTTGGATCTGTTTCATTTGGTATTACACCTTCCTTTGTATTGAGCTTCACATGGAAGCCCGCGTCTAAATCAATTATGTATGCGGTGAGTCCGCCGAGTGAAACCTTACCACCAATGTCTACCGTCTGCCAATAACAACCGGTTAAAGATGCCCACAAAAATAGGTGTGCGATTATCCTCAAGATGTTTTCAGTGCGGATACTAGTGATCGAACGAGTTTCTTTGCGAGGGTTCTTGCCGCATCAAGGATGCAGCGTGGCAGCTCTGCTCCACTAGGGACCACGGCCTCGATATCACCGATGACCATATTTTTGAAGATCCCCCGGAAGAACGTGCTACGCCCTGAAGCCTCCGTCATGTTTTTATACTCAGCGGATGTGAACTGAACGAGATCACCGACTACATTGTTTTTATACGCGCCGGCTGTGAATTGCTTCATGTCGTCGGCTTCCATATTGTTGTACGCTGCAGTATTACCGTGGTTTATCTCTCTAGCTGCAGGGAATGCGTCGCCAAGTCCGAGCGGTAAGAACGGTTTTATAGACACGTCACTAAATACACTATTTATTTCCCCGTTGGCGTTCTTCACTGCCAAAGCTTCGGCCACCGTAGCGAACCTACCTTTTAGGAAATACACTTTACCCATCTGTATGTTCGCTGGCTGTGGGCCAAATACTAAACGCGCACTGGCGATAGCAATGTCTTGTGGGATGGTCTCTGTGATGGACGCAGGTACCGCGCTGGTACTGCCATCATCATTCACGCCATCTAAGTAGTAATGCCACTCTGTACCGTTGTAGGTAAACATGACATTGTATAATTGGCCGATATTGAGCACTGTAGCAGCATTCCTAAAAGCGGCGCCGTTTTGTGCCTCAAAGGACAGGACCTTAGTGTTCTTCATGAACATGTGCCAGCCGGCATTTCCAGAGGCTGTACCATTATTGAAATTTCGGCTAAATGTTCCTTGGTTTCCGCCAGTAAGGCCTAGAACTCTGATTTGAAACCCGGCTGTAAATGCAGAACCTGCAGTGAAATCAGAGCTAGACGGGATGCACGCATGTTCGTCTACACCGTCAAATTCAGCAGCCGGTGTTCCGAAGTCGTCAAGGACGTTAGGGAATGCGTCGCCTAGACCAAGTCTGTAACGATTGACCGCCGTCGCGCCAGTTATCACGGCGTCAGCAGTGGGGACGCCTCCGTTGAATAGGGCTGTACGATCGTCAGAAGAAAGCACGCCACTACCCCTCTCGACCATAGCCATCTTACCGGTGACAAAGTCAGCCAGGCTCGCTCGGGCTCCGATAGTCAAAGCGGAAGCATCGTCCAGGCTCCCCAGAGAACCGTTAGATCCGGTACCGTCAAGTGAATTATCTATGTAGAGGTTTAGGGTACCACCGGCTGCCCGTTGGAGTATGCAATGATGCAGAACGTCATCGTCAAAACCTGTGGTTGACGCGTCGACCAAAACAGTGTTTGTCCCGTCAGAGAAGAAACCTTGAAGGTGCCCATCGGCTAAGATTGCAACCTGGTATCCAGCCCCAGCTCCACCACGTTTGTCCAAAAGTAAATCTGTTGTAGCTGTATCAGGGGTCTTGAACCAGAACGAATAATAAAAGTTTGCGCTACCCTCATCAAAGAGAGCGTCAGAAAATACAACGTGATCATCTATACCGTCAAGGTCGACTGCTGGTATCCCGAGATCGTCGAGGGCGTTAGGGTAGAGCGTGTCGTCAAATCCTAGAAGATACGTAGACACATCGTTTAGATTGACAGCGCCGATTCTACCTTCGAAGAAGCTACCCACAAAACTATTGAACGGTGAGGCGCCGATCGCTACAACGCCGCTGGCCGGTAAAGTTAGATCCTCAGTGTTGGCTGCGTTGTCCGTCTGGACTACGTCGTCTATTTCCAGGAACATAGTACCAGAAGTCCTACGCGCCTTTATCTTAATTTTCTTGTTAGATCCAGCGTGGGCTATATTTGATTTGATAACAGTTGCGCCGCCGGTACCTCCTATAAAGAAAGTCACCTTATTTGTGTTACCGCTGTTGTCTAGACTAATACCAAAACGGTCTAACGTAGCAGCGCTTGTGGTGCTGCTTTCTACGATATGCTGGTCGGTCACAGATTCTTTTGTCGATACGATAGTCGCTTCTATAAAGAAGTCTCCAGTACCGATCGCAGATACATCAGCGCGCGGACCTAATTCAACACGATCGTCCACACCATCAAAGTCGCCAGCATTACCGCCAATGACTTCATAGGCCTGATCGAATATTGTTAGCTCATCACATGGAGCAAAAAAGTCTGGGACGGGGACGCCTGGGATGTTTTGAGGACCAAGGAACAGCCCACAACTGTATATTTTCAGGATCTCGGCTGAAGTCAGGACCTTAGCATATCCTACGGGGTGTAATGCGTTTGTATTGGAAAACAAAAGCGGTGCGCCGGATATGAACCCTGCACCAAGCGTTAGTTTTCCAGTGGAGTCGTTAAAGTTCTGTATGTTCCCGCTACCTAATGTGGCCACAAGAACGCCATTTACATATAATTCAAGAGCTCCCGACCCAGCCAATCTCTGCGTGTATAGATGCAGCCAGGTACCAAAAGTTAATGCGGAATCTGAGAATGTTTGAGTGAATCCATCAGGCCCATTAGTCGAGGCTCTTACCTTGTTGGGATTACTTCCATCATCGCTTTCAACGATATCTATCTGCATACTGTCCGGGGTACCGCCAGAGGTTCCGGCGTAACCTATGAGGCGTTGAAAGTTTGTCGATGAGGCAATGGGCTTGAACCAGCCGCCCATACCGACTGCGCCGGTACCTACGGTAGTGAGCCAGATAGGTACCTCGAAATCAATGTAGCCATCTACGCCGTCAAAAATATAACTTTCGGTAGGTACGGCCATTACGTCAGGGGAGTCGGATCAAAGAAGCCGTAAGACGAATCTTGCAGTATGACCCTGATCTGTGCCTTTGATTTTTGTACAAAGCTAGGATAAATAGCCGAAAGATCTACACCGACGTCACACTCTAAGATAGCTTTAGAAGGCGGGCCGAGATCCAAGGACTCTACAGGCCCATGCCTACAAGGATTTCCAGAATCGAACTGCGAGCAGCAGGAGTGAATACCGTACTCATTGAAATCGTCCTCACCAACTTTTGCGTCTAACTCGGCATGATCACCGAACCACAATCTTTTCTCCACACGAGCCTCCTAAGCCTTTTTAATTTGATCTTTGTACTGGATGATCGAACCTTTGATAGCCGCAGCATGCGCTGACTGAGCTGTAATACGTAAGCCTGTGAGCCCACGATTATCGCCATGAAGCATATCCGAAGCGCTATCGTCGATCACAGACCAGTTAGGTGTATCGTCAACATTCACAAGAGGAGCACCATTGACATCGTTCAGATCACCGCTACCGCTCACCTCTACGACGATACCGCCTTTAGGTAAAGTAAGCATAGTGTCCAAGTTCGGATCGAGCGGGAAGTAATGCGCATCTTCGTTGTCGATTGGAATGTCGACAGCCTGCGAGGATTCCACATTGTTAGGTTGTCTAATAGCGGTGACCATGGTACGCTCCTTTGTTCATCAAAATGGTACTCTGTTATTTTTTATATGGAAGCCCTTTTAGCAGATATTCGATAAAACCACAAAGGTGTCCACGGCCGTGTGGAACTCTTCCCCAGGCGTTATAACGTGTGTCTGAAGCGTGTACGTGCCCGCGATAGATAGATCGCCAGCCACACTTAGGTATTGCAGCTTACCGTCTGTACCGTCCGTCACAAATGATGCCGCCCGAGTCTTGAGAACACCGTCTGGCAGTTTGAAGCAAAACTCTTTGGTCGTGGCGGCCGAAATATCTATAGGTAACCCATCGGCCTCAACAATCACCTCAAAAATAGTACCGATGTCATCAACGTGAATATTCACAGGGCGATCCTTTCAACAACTTCTAAGGTAAATGAAATCTTTCTGACCGTAGCAAGCCTAAACGAGATAGGGATATACAGATCATGATCACTGTTGTGATCGTTGTTAAAGCTTCCGGGACGTGTGGGCATGGTTACGCACTCACCACACGGAAACCAGCGAACCCACAATTAGAGCACTTCACGCGCTCTTGCGGTGGGTCCAGCATTACCAGGTAGCCGGGCATCTCATCTTTGAGTTCTTCGCCGCACGCGTTACAGGCGATACCATTCAAAGCAGGCACATGGCTGGCCTTGAACGTCGCCAAAGCTTCTGCATTGTGTTCGTCTAAAGTGATCATTGGTCGCCTCGTACTTCAATATTGAAATCGGATATCGTTAGGTTGTCTGATGTGCTGTCGCCAGCCACCATTATTTGAATAGTATCGTTGGGAGTAAGAATTACAGCGTTAAGAACAGTTATAGCTGTTTTTGTTGTTTTTATTTCTAGCGGAGCATACGGAACGCTGCCGAATGCGGGAATTGCTCCGTTGATGGATATCGCAAATCTATAGTTAGCTGTGCTGCCTGACTTGAAGCCAGAAACAAGCCCGATGATCGTAGCCGTAATTTGTTTGACACCGTCGTAGCGATAAACACCTTCCACAGCGTCGATCAGGGTAAACCGCTGACTGACTGTGTTGTTAGTCACAGTGGATACGTCCATCGCTTGGTACGTGTTTGACAAGGCGACAGTAGTCACTGTCGCATTCCCGTTCATCTGACCGAAACCAATCGTACGGCTGTTTGGGGCCTGACCATTTACGACAGAAGTTATTTCCGGTGTCTTTTCGTCGCCGCTGGTAGCCGCTACTGTACCGGTCGCATCATCTGCAATAAATGCTGCTGGAATGAGAAAATTATTATCATCCACAATGTCTAGAAGCTTACGTGTACCGTCGTAACTTGTTGTACCAGAGATAGTATTCGTCTGGTCTCTAACAAGTCTATGATTAGTCGATGTTACTTTTGTTTGTTCCAGAACTCCCGCACCACTTGTCGAATGTATTACTTCAATTTCTACGCGTAGCTGGTTCGTCGAAACACCTGTAACAACATGCGTACCATCGTAAGCGGCCTCGCCTGATATCAAAATCGTTTGGCCTCTAATGAGCAACGTCGGGTTCGTAAAGTTAATATCAGTGTGCGTACCAGGATTGGCTACAGAATTACTAAAGCTTGTGATCGCTACATCCGCAGAAGCGAAAGCCGTAATTGCGTTAGAAATAGGTGGTTCAAAAAAACTTGCAACACCATCAAACGAGTTCGAAATGATATCGATATTTCCGATCAAAGCGCTGTCAACACATATTATCGCATCTGCTGCACCAAGTTCAAAATTATTGATACTTACATTAGCGGTACTCTGGTTTCCTAGGAAACAAAGTCCGGCAGACTTAGTGGCCGTAGCAAAAAAGCTAGTAATGCGTCCATTCGTAAACGACGACAGAAATCCGGGGCCGCTATTACGCGAAACAAGGCCTCTTTCGACATCTACAAAGAACCCACCAGTGGTAACTACAGTTAGATCGACAACATTACCGACCTCTTTGAACATGAATATGTTTACTAGATCCAAAATAACAGCGCTTAGGTTAGTCCCGCCCACAAGATCGAAAAGCTTCGTTGTGTGTGGTGTTGTATCGACAAAACCGATGCTACGTAGAAGAAGCGAGTTTATATTCCTACCCCAGAAGTGTGGGATTGTGCTGCCCATAATAGGTACAAACTGTGCCTGGACGGCTGCCGTAAATTCGATGGTCTCGACAGCGGCCGGATCAACAAACGGTGGGATCTCTATACGCGGTAAAAGAACGCCGGGGTGAATAATGTACTTTGTCCCAAGCGCGGCTTTAAACCGCATGACACCGTCAGGTGCTAAAGTTAGAGGTAGTTGCGCAGCATTGTACACATCTATGATCAATGGATTCTTTGTTGCCGCCTGCTGCGTCGTTAGATTGAAATTTGGTCCGCTCATCGTTACCCCTACTGGCTAAATAGATTGCTTCCGTCAGAAAACAATCTGACAACACCATAATCGGCTGTGATGGCTACAGTGGCTACACCGTCTATAGTTTCGGCGCCCTCTGTGACAATGTTTATTTTTCTACCGTTGGAAACGAGGTTACCGCTCGTATCTTTGACTGTAAATTCCCAAACTGATGTTGCACTGCCGGTCGCAATGTCTGCGCTTGAAATCGTAAGCGTCACATCGCCCGTATGACTTGGTACACGGTAGATTGACTTGATCCCAAGCGTATTGGTGTCGGTGTCGCTGGTAAACGATGCCATGGCCTTTTTGACATGCGAGTGCAGCGCATCTGCGGCACCAGCGCCCGTAAGCGTTGCCGCGTCCGGGTCTGAAATGTTGTTTACTTCTGCTAAGGACTCAATACCGTCCAGCTTGGTCAGTAGGGCGTTAGTAAAAGCGTTGGTATCGGCGTTGTTTTCGTAGGCTGTCTTGATCTCGGCGTCGGATTGATCGTCCTTGGCGCCTGCCTCTATACCGGCAAGCTTAGTTTTCTCTGTATCAGTGTATGCGTTGGTGTTTGCTTCGGCTTCGTAGGCTACTTTTAGTTCCGCACCGCTGACGAATATCGAAGCGACGTGGTCAAGTTGGGTCTGAGCTGTAATACCGCCAATACCGTTAGGTTGGTAGCTTAGTTCTAGCTCTGAACGTGTCCTTGGGATGCCTGTAGCCATCCTAAAAGTCTATATGCCGTCAATACCGCCGTCAATGCTTACTTTCGAGCTCTTCTAAAGTTTCTGAGACCACCGTAGCGGCCACATGGAAGTGCCTTGCTTCGATTTTGTCGGCTACTACGTGTAATTTGCCCACCACGTAGTTCAATTGCCCCTGAAGCCTCGCTATGAGCTTGTCGCGGTCGTCCGTGCCCACAATAGGGGCCGCTTTGTTGGTCGGTATGCCTGCTTTCATGTGGTAATGCTGCGTACAGTACCCATCCCAGTGCTCGGAGCGTGTACAACGCTTGGTTGGGCTGTCGCCGGCCTTGAAATGCTTGGGATAGACCTCGGCCTTACACGCCGCCATTAGGAATGATCACTTTCGGCTGGGCATCGGCTACATCTTTGCGAGTCAGAATGACAGGCTTCTCGCCTTTGGTCAAAGCAATAGCGGCGATCAGGCCATTCGTCACGCCAGTCTGGTACGGGCTGACCAAGTGCTCTTTTTCTTCGATACGTTTCTGGTGGAAGGGCTCGGCAATACGTTCCATACGAACACGCATAAGGATTGCCTCGGCGATCCACTTGGCGTCCTCTTCGGAACTGATGTTGTCAGCCAGGATACAGTTGTACCCGGGAATGTGCTGCACGTCTTCTTTGACGCAGTCGACGTACCACAACTTTTTCTTTTTGTTGCGGCTGTCAGGTAGGAAACCCACAGTCAATGTGGGCTCCCAATGTAGTTGTTCGAATGTGCTCTGTTTCATTCTGACTCCTGCGCGTGTACTGCGGTTTGGGCAACAATGAGCTCGTGAGAAACCACAGCCATGATACCGATGACTTCGGAAACCTTGATCCCGCTATTGCAGTACTTAGCCAGCAAGTCTTTTAGTTCGTCTTCAAATGATTCGTCCATTTTTATCTCCTTTAGAGTTGATGATTATAGCCGCGTTGTTCTGCGTGTCAAAGTTTTATTCTTGAGGGTATCTCTCGTTGTTTACATCTTCAAGCTTCATATCTGGAAGGTGGGTAACGTAAGCTGACTTCGACCGCCAGGTGCCATTACAATGCTTCCCCGTACAATGAACCTGCGAGTAGTCGCTCGGCGTATAGTGGTAGCCGTTGAACGCTGAATAATTACAGTTCCGCATCGTAACAACCCAATGGTGTTTCTTTGCGTATTTACGATCGGGGCACGTGCATGCGTTGTGTGCCGACATTATACGTCATTCACTTCCGCCAAGAATTCCACAATATCGGCAAGGGCTTCGGCGTTCCAGATTACTTTGTTGGCCGGGGCGAAGACGTAGCACTCCAAACCATCATCCCACTGTATGCGGCTCCGCTTCAGTTTGAATTTTTTGTCGCGAATGACGAAACGTCTTTTCTTGCGGAGCGTATCAAGGGTGACTTCGGTGATGTAGAACCAATCGTATTCCCGCTGTGCTTGCTCAGTGCTCATTACTCGCCTTCTTCGGGCGGGTGGCTCAGGTTGTGGGGATACACCTCATCGCGCAGAGGCTTGAGATCGTTATGCTCAATGAACTCAGCGACCATTTCACAGATAGGTGCGGCGTTACATGAAGCGCCCACAGTAAGGGGTACCCGTCGGCTAGTCAGCCAGGCAGCAAACATAAATAACGCTTCTGAAGGTAGCACCTTCTTAGCCTCGTCCAGCTCATGTGAAACCTCTTGCAACTTATCGGCTACCTTTTCTACCTCGGTTAAATACTCATTCATCGTTTTCTCCTTTAGTTGGTTAAGTTTTAGTTATAAATACCGACGCCGGACTCATGCCCACACTCTGGGCAGGTGAGCAGCACGTCGTCTATATCGAGCGGTGTTACAGCCGTCCATTCGTGGGTGCACGACAGACATTCCATAGCGTGCAGTTCGTGATCGTCTCCGTAATCGTTCATCAGTTGTCTCTCTCTGTTAGGTCGGACCCCTGACTCACCGTTTGAAGAGGCTAATCTAGGAGCGGTTCATCAGGGGTCCTTGTTATTGGGGGCGGCGACAGGATTCGAACCTGCAATTGCGAGGGCTTTCCGGATCAGCTACCCCGCACACTGTCGTGCGTGTTTACCAATTTCACCACACCGCCCGTATATTTTTATTTTCTCTCTTTCTCGATATGCATTCTCTCTGCAAACGTGTATGCCTCTATACGATCCTTTGTGCGGAACACTTCGGTACCGTCTTTACGGAGTACGACGTAGTCTAAGGGTTCTGTTACACCTACGTCTACTGCTATTACGTTATAATTCATAACTCATCACACCTGCAGTTATGATCGTCGTACCCACAATAAACACACCCGTCCTCGCTCTCATCGCCCATGGAGGATAGGGCATCTGATTCCTCACCCATTTGTCACCCCACAATAAGCAGCGAGCTTATTCGTCAGTACCTCGTTTACGTGGACTAGGTCTGCGTTCCTGGTCATTAAATCGTCGTAAAGGGTACCGAGGGCCTTACGATCTTTATTTATCGAAGACTCCAACAAATCATACTTGAGCTGTAGCGCTTCGTCTACCTCCACCTTCTCCTTCTCACAAGCCCGTATCAGATCCTCATACGCCTCTTTGTACGTAAGCGTACCTTGGGTGTAGATAAGGTCTCGTAGCGTCTGAAGAACATCTTGTTTAGCCATTTCATCGTTCATCTTTGTCTCTTTCTCTATGCTCTCAAAAGGGTTTACAAATGCTTTGACGAGCATACTCGCCGTACTGTAGTGATCACCAAACGTTTCCATCTTCCAACAACGCCGGCATCTCCAATGCACAACCTCTACCACATCGGAGATAGCATAGCACGGGCCGTGTTTTTTACATCGACCGCACTTAGTAAATCGTTCCTCTTTTTTCATACCGCACCATGCAGTATACGTGTCAAAATTTTAAAAGCACTGTGCACAGCCTGATGCCGACTCTTATCGGCAGTGTGTTCTGGCGTAGGTTCGAAAACGTAGGCCCAGTCCCCGTAATGGGTGTTCGTGCATGGCCACACGTCACCTAACAACTTCCCCGTCGCGTCGGAACGTATTAGGAAGTGGTCGGCCGCCATCAGTTCGACTCTTATACCATGCGTAGTAAATTCGAGAAGGTCGAAGTCTGGTGCCTGGCTACGATCGCCTGGCTGTCCCTGTAATTTTATCTGTTCCATTACGCGCTCCCCTCAAACATCGTGCAATCGTTACGCTTGTTTATCTTCTTTGGATGTTTCTTACGAGCATGCGCTTCATGTAGCCAGTTGTCGTACGTCGTCGTATTTCCTGGTGCGTGGCACTCCGCCTCGTCCCAGTACGGCGACTTCAGGTGTTTACAGTCTATGCAATACTTTTTCATTTGTGTCTCTCTCTATTTTCTAAAACATTTCAAAAACTCAATCCGATCAGACGCGCGGCACATGCGGCCACATTGTATACACATAGGGGGTGGGGGTACCCCTGCCTACCCCTGTCACTGTGGGATTACAATATAAATATAATATTATTTAGGTAGACCTCTTGCCTTCATTGCCTTGCGCAGTACATGAGCAAAGTCGGCAGTGTCCTTAGGCTTGGGCTTATAGTTATCTTTCATCCGTTGCCGTAGTAGGTCAGGGTGGACGATTGTAGTTGTGATGCGCATGGTGCTGACTCCTTTAGTTATCTACACTATACATCGGAGTCTACGATTGTCAACTATAATTTATTATTTATTTATTATTTATTCTTGGTGTCTACCGGGTTTGTTTGCCTCATGGCAATCAACACACAGCCCAGTGCCTACGTCAACAGGAGATATTTTATCGCACTCTAGGCACTGCTCACCATGCACCACAGTACCATGCGACCAGCACTCAGGGCTGAAGGGCCTACGCACAGTCACGGTGTACTCCACTCACGCCCACGTACAGCCTCCTGTAGCCCTCCATCTCAGCCATGGCCAACATGGTCACCATGTCAAGCCCACGCATCATGGTGTACGTCTGTGTGGCTGTGAGCCCATGCCTGCGCCGCAGCACCGTATAGACGTAGTAGCCATAGTCACGTACCACCATAGAGCGTTTGATAAGTTTAGTTGAGCGTTTGTATGCCATTAGCAGCCCTCCTTGGACAGCCGTACTTTACCAAAGTTGAAGTGAATTGTCAACTAGTATACGTTATAAATAAAATATAAATATTATGCTTGACTACGTCTTTATATGTAGTAGCGAAATACGGTATAAAATACGCCATAAACTACGTAGAATTGTGTGAAAGGTAGTTGATGTACCCGTAAGTCCTTTGTTTTCAGTACTTTATGTATTAATATATTAATATATATATATATATATATTATAACGTATACAGGTAACGTATATTATAGCGTATATTACCACGTATAACAGCATAACTACTATACATCCGTACCTTGGTTCCTCTTTGTAAGCTCGGATTTTGATGTATTAGATGTATAGAAGGGTTAATCCCTTTGGTAGTAAAGACTTATATCGCCCAAAAACACATTCCGTTACATTCCGTCAAAACGAAATTAGTATCTAAAGCCTTTGATACCAGTATGTTGCTAGTACATCAAGCACCATTCCGTGACAATTATAGCCATAAGTCTAATAACCACAATGACTTGAAATATCGTACGAGAACTACGTATAAATTTATCAGGAGAACGTATCTCGTATACACTTTTCATTTATTAGGAGATCGTATTAGAGGATAACATACCGTATAAATAAAATATAAATAAACTATAAAACATATATTGACACCCACTAAACATACCGTATACTTCTGGCGTAACTAACAAAGGAGACAACGATGGATAGACCAATAACAGTATTTACATGGACAAAGACTAGACAACCGCCAGAAGAATACACGGCCACATTCATAGGCTTCGGTGTACACACCATTGCGCAAGGTGACGACAATATTGTGGGACCGCACACATGCGCCATTGTTCAATTTGCTGATGGTGCTGTCCAGCTTATGGACCTGTACAAAATACGCTTTGACGATGTAAAACCCACAACTATAAAGAAAGAAGAATCATGAGCCCACACATCGTAGAGGATAAGGTCATCAACAGCATTTTGGGATGGATACACTCAACCATTTCGTACGACAGACCAGGTGGTACACATCTCGCTCGATTGGCTGTGTCTTGTGGTTTGGCCATAAGCCTTGAGACGACCAACGACATGGCCTGTGAGGGTTTGGAGAATTGTGGGCATATCATGGCTGCTATGAATGAAAGAGCCGTGAAGGTCCGCTATAGGCCTGTAGCGTACCAGTATGTGTCATTAGGTCTGGTCGATACCATGCAGGCCTACAAATATCTGAGGGGCTTCCTTTATCAATATGTTGAAGGTGGGGTCCTTGATTCGAAGCTGTACATGGCCTGGCACGCGGTGCTAGACTACATCGGCCACATGATCATTATAAGCACGGATGAATATACAAAAGCCGAGTGGGCATAAAGGAGACAATGATGAAACGACGAACATTACACGAATTCTTACATAAAGACCCTGTAGGTCGGCGGTTATCGGAGGGTGTTCGTAAACCCCTCCCAGTGACCGCAGATCAAGCTCTCTTACCGATACATGGGCAGTTGGGTTTTTTGTGCGATAAGGTGAATGATGTCGATCCGCGCACGTTTTTTATATCAAGCGGGCTTCTTTCTTCTTTTGAAGACACAGATCTACCGAGTGGGCTATGTATCGATGACATGTGCTTCCCGTTCGACGTATTTATGCTTAACTATCGCGCATCGTACGTAAACACTCCAGACGACATACACGACTTCTGGTTGTTGGTTATGAAAGAAAGTGATGGTATATTTTTTATGGGATTGGGCGACGACATTAACTACGCTGGTGGCGAGCTACATCAAATAGATGAGGGGCTGGCTCTCAAACTTTTTGACGGAGTCGATGACGGGCATATGCTTGTAGCGATGGTTCTGGTACTGCAGCACACACTACTGTACCTAAATTCTAAAAATAATGAGCAAACGGAGATCACACGGAAAGTGGTTACGGGTAAAGGGCGTAAAAGGCGTAGAATAGACGAACCTACTGGCGACATCCTTGTAGGGCGCGGCGTACAGCATCACGCATCCATGCGTAGTAAAGGTTCAGCGATAAATAAACGCTTCATTGTTAGAGGTCACTGGCGACGCCAGCCTTACGGTAAGGGGCGTACCCAGTACAGGATGATACGTATTGCGCCGCACTATAAAGGCCCGGAAGATGCCGTCATGTGTAAAAAAGACTACAGAGTTGTCGGTAAATAAAAACTTACTCTAAAGGAGAAAATGATGATTGATTTGAATAAGATAATTGAGACATTTCAAGACGCGGCTGATTTAGGTAAAGATGAGCACAACCCCTATCAGACTTTTCGTCAGGAAGGGATCAAGTGGTGCCTAAATGTGCTGCGCCATGAAATGCGCGAAGAGGATGTGGCCCACATGCCTACGGTTGTTATGGAGACGCCACCAAAAAGCCCAGCAGAGTCGTGGGCCAAGGAAGCGATCAAAAAAGACCACGCCTTACCTATGGAAGAAATCAGAAATATCGTCTCCGACCTCGTCCAGAGTTGCTATGGACTGGAGGAAAAGGCGCTGCTCATGGGGGATCGTTTGGAAAAAGTTACCAGAGAAGTCGTGGCCCACCAAGAATGGCTCGCACGTCACACCGTGTCTTTGTCCGCCTCATCCAGCTCTAATGAATTCATAATCAAAGCTTTGAAAGAACTGAACCAACGTATGGATACGATGGATGCGCATAACAGAAAAAGAGGCAACAATGTTTCATAAAAGAGAACAATTACGTAGGGTGGAGATTTACAGCAAGCCCACACTCGTCACAAAGAACAACCCTGTCGGTCTTGACGGCTGGTTCCATCTCTGGGTGACTATGGAGGATTGTACCGTCAAGGCTTTAGTTGAGACGGAAGAAGGTGTGATGGTATATTGCGATATGTCTAGGGTAAAATTTATTGATAAATAATCGTAGATTATAGTTGACTATCGTATACCTCACCGTATACTGTATGTAGATCAAATAACTAAAGGAAAGAAACATGTTCAACAAGAAACTTATTATGGAAGTCATCGAAAGAGAGATTGCGAAAGAGTTTGACGATATACGCCTTGACCTTGCCGAACGTGGTACAGACGACGGACCTCTTGAGGCTGAGTTTTACCTGGACCTTGGCGAGCTGTCATCAACCACAATCGACATAACGCTTTCTATGTTGTTTGCAGTGCTTCAGGGCGGTGATCCTGTAGCCAACTTCGAGGCTTCGGATCTTGAAGGGCGTACGTCTAACTACGACATTAACCTTATGAGCTTTGACAAAGGCGAAAACTCATATGAGTACAACCTGTTTGTGGAAGTGGAGGCAGCGTGAGGAGCACCACACATATCCGCTGTCCCAAATGTAAAGTAGCAGCGCATTCTGTAGATGGGTATTATGTTTTCGAGGTACACGACGAAGGGACTCACGACGTGTACTGCCCTAGATGTAGGCATGGTTTCGACGTAGAGACGGAGATCACGCGCACCTTTGTCAGTCCTCTACCATTGAAAGAAGGTGAGTGATGGACGGATTACGCGCGAAGTATTTGGTGTTGAAACCAAGCGGGACTGATGCCTATGCGGTGGCCAGTAGGAAGGCGATGCAGACTTATGCCTTAGCGTTGGCTGGCGAAAATGATCAGTTTGCAAAAGACCTGCTGGATTGGGTAAAGTTGGAAGAAGATCAGGCAGGTAAGATAAAGACAGACGCTGAGAAGTTGGCAGAGGCGCATGATCTCATAGGGGATCTGTCCAGAATGCCTTACACACCTTACGAGTCCGGCAGCGCTGCCCAGAGTTTGGTATCCCGTGCCCTAAAAATTATGGAGGACGCATGAGAACCGAGGCAGAGATTGACGCCTTGATGGAGATGATCCCGCTCAACTGGCGCGCTAGATGGTGCGGCGGGGAAAACGGTGCTTGCGCGTGTATGGGATGTGTGCAAATCGGTAATAGAATCCCTATGGCAACTGAGTTTATCGGTCAACCATATAATGGAGATCCTGAATACATTGATGAGTCGCGCATACCCAACTCCATTTACAACAAGTATAAAATAACCAAGGACGAATGGGACAATTGGACGTCCAGACAGGAGCAACCAGCATGATTGAAACACCAGAGGACCATCCTGTGGGCAATGACAAACCAATTTTCATGGGAGGCACCAACTATACCGGCTTCGGGCGTTCAGCTAAAATGAACCGCGAGGGTGCCCCTTATAAAGCGGGTGTGGAGTATATTTTAGACAGTGTAGAGCGTAATGAATACTGCCATGTCTACATCGAAGGGCGTGAATTCCGCTTTGGCTGCACAATCGAAGGCCCAAAAGAAAACGCTATTGCTTTCTTGAAAGCCACAGCAAAGCACAACGGTATTGAGTTGACCGAGATTGGGATAAGCTGATGGATTTCTTGGACTTCTTTATTCCAGCCTTAGACATGATCGCGCTTTATATACTCCTCGGGTGGTACGACGAGTCCCGAGACAAATCATGAGTACCATCAAATGTGAAAAGCACGCCACGCCGGACGCGAAATGCCTGCTGTGTAATTACATAGAGGAAATGATGTACCACGATCTTACAAAGAGGCGTCTTTCTTCTGTTGTGAAGGCAGCAGACGAGATGCTAAAATGGTTTGAGGCCCGAGGCGATGAGATGCCTGGGATGGCTGCGGCAGAGCTATACCGAGAAGAGCGCGATAAACTTTGCGGGTTTACGAAGATACGCATCTCAAACGTCAAATTCTGGCGTCGATCGATTACGCTTATGGATGCCTGGCATGAGCACCAAAAGAATAATGTTGACAACGACAAATAACGTAGTAAAGTAAGAGCTACTTTCCTTTGTGAAGGTTTTCTCTTTCGTCAGTGTCTCGGGAAAAGGCGGTCTTCGGATCGCTTTTTTCTTTTAACACAAACATGACGGCCTTTCTTTATGCAATCATGCATGTTTTCTTTTTGAGTACCTATGGTAAGGTGCGATGGTCTAACGCATGCGCGGTTGTCGCATTTATGGAGGATCACTTTGTCTTTGGGGACCACAAAACCAAACAGCTCAAAGACATATCTGTGGGCACGGCGTCGCACGCCTCGTATGGTTAGGAGCCCATAGCCTTTATCATTTTTCCACCCGGACCATACCCAGCACGTGCTTGTTTTATCTACTCGATCCCAAAACGTCATTACTCCGTAAACCTTTGAAGATTCACAATGGCGAAGCATCGTCCACGCTTACCATATCGTTCGCCCACCTGGTTGGCTGTCAACTCTACAATGTCACCAGAGTCAAGCAAAATCTGTACGTGTTTCTTGAGTGCATTGGCGGCACCATACCTATCTTTTCTAAAGCTCGCCATAACGGCCAACCGTTTGTATAGGTATGAGTACCCAACCACACGCTCTTTATGCATCGTGCTATTGACGCCGTATTTGGCAAGGTGCAGGGGTGTTGTTTTTAGGTACATGCGTACCGTTTGCACTAAGTCTTCGGCCTGGTGCGCCTCGTCCTGCTCACCACCAATAAGGCCTTTGGCAAAACGATAGATCATGTCACTTACATTACGCATGACCACATCATATGCCCATTTTACTGTGGGCTTGGTTATGACTGGATTGTTTGGGTTGATGCCCACAGCAACGAGCGCCGAGAGCCTCATGGTTTTTAGATGTACTCTGTTCCACACCTGTTTCAATGTCTCTTGATCTGATGCGTTCATTCTGGCCGTTACGTCTGTATCTATTTGACGGAGTAGGACGGCGGCTTCTTCGTCGGCCGGCACGTCCACAACAATCTCGTGTTGATCCAAACGTAAGCAGTTGGCGGCCAATGTTTCGAGCTGGTGCACCAACTCAGGAGCGGGCACCACGTTCTTGTGACCCTCGCATAATGCCGGCCGGGGGCCTTTGTATGCTGTGATCATGAAGCGTGGTAGTAGGCCGTCATGGATCATGCTCTCATCTAAGTTGTTGTAGAAACTTTCTGGTGTTGACTCACCTAGCAGTGTAAACGCCGGCGCTGTTATCGGCTCCGTGTTCTTGTCCTTATCTGAATAGATAAGAGCCTGCATGGTTTGCCCTTTACCTGATTTGTTGAACACGTCTAGTAGCACACGCTTTAGAGCCAGGTCGGATACGCTTGCACGTACACCACTCAAACGCGCCATGGTCAGACCGAATTCTCCAACCACAGCAACAAAGCACGCACTCTTTTTGGCTAAGTATTTCTGTAGTGCCTGGCCACTCGCGATATCGGCGGGGCCTCTGAAGTCGGCGGAAGCAGGGACGTTTGTTTTGATCGAGGCGAAGAGCTTATCTATCCCTGAAGATAAGGCCTCTTTACCGGTCCCGGTCGGGGCCAGCAGTAGCAGGTACATGTTGAGGCCTGTGCCTCCTATATTGTAGGCGCGACCTGCGATACCTGCCATCATGCCTATGGCGCCCATAAGGGCCACTTCGGCAACAGGTCTTGGGCTACTGTGATAAATGAAACTCGCCATGTCACCCATAAGACCGGGTGGAAATGTGATCGGCATATCTGTTGGACTGGACGGGGCCTTAGCGATCGATACAGGCTCTGGTAGTGTGGCCACTGCCGGCTTCTCTGCGAGCTCTTCACCTTGCTGCATCAATCCCACAAAATCAATCTCGGGGAGCTGCCTATCGAAACTCTTGTTTACCATGTGTTCCATATAGTCTTGGCGCTGTGCTTTAGCACGTTGGCCTAGGCCGCACAACCTGAACATGCGTGTGATCTGCTCACGATTCTTGGTGTAGTACGCGATCATGTCCACCATGGCGAAGTCGGCTTCGGATTGTGATGGGTAGTAGTTTTGGTAGTGGCCCTGCCATAGGTCGTAGAACTTCTGGCCGTTGGTGGCCTGTGTACCACGGGTCAGGATAACTTGATCGGAATCTTTCTGCGGTTGGTTCTTACCATTGACGATCGGTGTTTCTCCGCCGGTCATCTCTTCCCACAAGCGCATGAAAAAGTCTTGACGATCGTTGATCTCTCCAACAGGACCGTACATGTCGCCGGTCATGGTCATGTAACGCCGGTTGGAGTACACCTCAACCTTGGAGCGCTTGCGCCCGTTAGGAAGCTTACCCTTTATAATGATATGCAATCCGCGCTTGCTTGGGCTACGCTCTGTATATGAATTGAACGTTTGATAAATCAGGTTCTGCTGTGCAATGCGTTCCTGATCACCGTCCGCATCATCGAGATCGATAAAGCCGTAGGGGTCATCATCTGTAAGAACGAAACCAATGCCGCTGTAGTGCCCTTGATTAACACCAGCCACGGCCTGCTCGAATGAGGACCAGCTTGTAGGGTCTGTGACGCTGGCCATCTGCCCTGTGTGCGGACAGTACGGAACCTTTGTGGGCTTCGTACCTTGCCGGTCCTCATATCTCCAACACACCCACTGATGATAGGCGTGCATTTCCTTGGGTATAAAATCGATCATGCTTTCCCGTATCTCCGGCGATGCCGGTGGCTTTCTCTTACTTGAATGTCAAAGGCGTGTCGGATAAATAATTGTAGAGCTTCTCCACCTTATTTACTGACGGGTCTTTGCGATACGGAAGTGCTTTTAACCATGCTTCGGAAAGCTTGGTCTTTTTGGAGATCGTTGCAATCCTTATATGTATGGGCCTGTTATACCATAGCTCGATCGTTCTCTTTAGGAGGGTACCTTGTCTTTTCTTCTTAGCAACCATTGACAGCCTTTCGTTTATTGGGTACATTTACCGCGTGGAGTATACTATTATAAACACTCGTTTACAATCGTAAAAAATAATTGATAAAAATAAATTATTTAGCTTGAATAATAAACCGACCTGGTTATAGTTCATGCAACTGGTTAGAAGTTGTGATCTAGCCCCAACTATGAAGGAGCACCATTATGTCGAAAACATCCCCCGAGTCAATGACTTTAGAAGAAGCAGTTACCGCCCAGCAAGAGGCTAAACATAATGCCACGGCTTGGCAGAACCAAGAGCGTGCGCTACGAGCCGCCATCGTTGCCAAGCAATTCAACGTAGATAAGACTGGGACACAGAAAATAGACTTGGAAAACGGGCGTACTCTCAAAGCTG